TTCTCTATTGTTAGAAATATGGCGACAAGAGAAGCAGACCACATGCGCGGATCTTACTACATGCACACAGGATTTAAGCCAAGTACAACTATGAGCCACCCATCAATGGGATCTGTAATATCTTACGAACTATCTCAAGGAAGAGATTACCTAGAAATACCGCCATTCTTTTCAATTAGTACAGGAAGTATTGGTGGCGGGTTTCTGGGTTCTGCTTGGAACCCTTTTGTTGTAAGTTCAAACGGTCAAGTTAGAAACCTTGGCGATTCTGTAGATGCAGAAAGGATGCAAGCTCTTGCTGCTATAGAAACAGGCTTTGTAAAAAGAAGCAATAGCGATATGGCAAAAAGTCATATGAAAATGCTACAGCAAACATTTAGGCTTAATACAAGCCCGCAGATGAAAGCGTTAAAACCAACAGACGAACCTAAGAATGTAATTGACGCTTACGGTGAGACAGGGTTTGGTAAGGGCGCTTTGATGGCGAGAAGATTGCTGCAAACAGGTGTGCCATTTGTAGAGCTTGGCTTTGGCGGTTGGGACTTACACCAAAACACGCACGAAACGTTATCAACTAAACTTCCAGAACTTGACAAGGTGGTTTCTACTCTCATGCTAGATCTAAAACGTCTTGACATGTGGGACAACACTGCTATAGTTATGATGGGAGAATTTGGTAGAACTCCAAAGATTAATCAAAATGCTGGTCGTGACCACTGGGCAAGGTGCTGGTCTGCATTTGTTTCTGGTGGATTGATTAAAGGCGGTCAAGCGATTGGCTCAACAAGCGACGATGGAAAAGAAATAACTAGCGATCTAGTGTACTCGTCAGAAGATTTAATGATGACAATTTGTAAGTCTCTTGGAATTAGCACAGAAAAAAGCTACACTGCAAAAAATGGACGACCCATGAAAATTGCAAACAACGGTAAAATAATAGAAGGTTTAGTGTAATGGACCTGTCAGAACTAGATAAGTCAGTAATAAACACGATAGACTCTATCAAATATAAAAGTAAAACTAAAACCTTAAAAGTTTCTGATAAGATTACTATTGACTGGGAAGGGGTACTTCCAGAGCCGCCAGCAAACACTTCAGAAGAAACAAAAAAAGAACTTGGGTATTTACACTTACTTACAAACAACCTAACGCCTGAAAACAGAGGGCTTGTAAAACTAGTTGATAAAGAACCCCTAGACTTATATAAGCCTATCTTTGAAAAGATGGGCAAAAGATTACCCTTGAAAGAATTTAAAAAAGCTTATAATATTTTAGAACCTATAATAAAAAACTTAAAGGATAAATTTAATAGACCTCGACCAAAACAGTTGGGTGATATTATGGGTTTTGATATAAAAGTTATTGAAACTGGTACACATCATACGCCCGCATATCCATCGGGGCATACAGCTTACGCTGCCATCGCAGCTTATTTGTTTGCAGATATGTATCCCTACTATTCGTCAGAATTTTTTAAAATGATAGGTCTTGCTGGATTTGCTAGATGCCTTCAAGGTGTTCACTATCCATCAGACAATGAAGCATCTATGGTTATAACTGGTGCAGTCTGGCAAGACATTAGATATAAACTATTTCCAGAATTAGAACCTTACAGGAGTAAGTAATGCCAATTCCATCAAAAAAAGACGGTGAAGATAAAAGCGCATTTATGAGTCGCTGCATGAGTCAGTTGTCTGACGAGTATAAAGACGACAAGCAGAGAGCAGCTATTTGCCTTAGCAAAGCCACAGAGGGTCTAGATTACCTTCAAGCTGGAGACTTCTCTCATTATTATAACGCCTTTGGCTTTACCGAAGAAATTAGTGAAGACAACTTTTACGTTCCGTCAGAAGAAGATTACGAAGACTGGGACGATGGCGAAGTCTTAGAATGGAACTGGGCCGCAGATCGTCCCGGCTTATGGGAGAACATTCGTAGAAAAAAAGAACGCGAAGGTAAAAATTACAAACCTGCTAAAACCGTTAAAGAGGGTAGGCCAACACAAGAACAGCTTAAAAGAGCGCAGTCAGATGTTGATGCCTATGCAGACCACTTAGAAGATGCAGAAGCGCTACAAAGAGGAAAACCGGGGCCAAACGATCCCCGTAAAACTCCTGCTCCTAAAAAAGATCAGAAAAAAGGATCTAAAAGAAACAAGCCAGACAGCGCTAAAGACGACAAGGGTAAAATTACTTTTAGTAAACAGACAGAAGCTAGGCTTAGAGAAATTGTATCTAAACACAACGCTAAAGGCAAAGGACCAAAAGCAAGTTTAGGTATGCTCAAGGCGGTGTACCGCAGAGGCGCTGGAGCTTACAGTACAAGTCACGCCCCTAAGATGTCAAGAGATGGCTGGGCTATGGCAAGAGTCAGAGCTTTCTTGTATCTTTTAAGAAATGGTCGCCCAAGCAACCCTAATTACAAGCAAGACAACGACCTTCTACCTTCTAGTCACAAAAGATCTTCTAAGGCAGCGATGTCTCCAAAGCAAAAAGAAGCACTGGACAAGAACAAAGATGGCAAGATTAGCAAAGAAGACTTTGAACTTTTGCGTAAAGACAAGGGAAAAGCTAAGTTTGAATATGAAGACCCTAAAACTGGAGAATTGTTTTACTTTGAGCGCAAAGGTATTTACAAGAAAGACGGTAGATTTTTAGTGCTAAAGCAAAAGTTCTACGCAGAAGAAGTTGATTACACTGAATCTGCTGAATATCAAGGTCGCAAAGTCAAGCTGGGTAAACCATTTAGAACCCCCAACGGACCAAAGAAAAGCGCCGTATATGTTAAAAACGATAAGGGTAAAGTTGTTATCGTTCGCTTTGGTGATCCTAACATGAAAATTAAAAAGAACATTCCAGATCGCCGCAAGAGCTTTAGAGCAAGACATAACTGTGACAATCCGGGGCCAAGATGGAAAGCAAGGTACTGGTCATGTAAAGCTTGGTGATGCCATGATTAAAAATGTAACTCCAACAAAAATGTATAAAATTAGCGATGAGTATAACCTTATCGTTATTGAGGATAGTGAGGGAGAGTTGCATAACTTAGTTTTTTCTAATTCAGAAATATTAAAAGGTAGACTAAGGGGATCAAAATATTCAGATAAAGTACCAGAGTATAGACTAAAACTTTTAGATTGTACGGAGGTGTTTGTCGTGTCTACTTTTGTTTCCCTTGTCGTAGGAATATTAACTGGATATTTTTTGTGGTAATTTGTAATTAACTTGAAAAATCTTACCACATCAAGTATAATATATTGAACTAGCGGCGTTGCCGTATTTTATGTTGAAAGGAATATTGATGACTTGGTTTCCACTGTGTAATTATACGCACTATTCACTGCTTCGTGGATTTTCTAAACCTAATGAGCTTGTAGCAGAATGTAAGAAGCGCGGGTATGTAGCCTGCGGAATTGCTGATTACAAGTCTATTTCTGGCGCTGTGTCTTTTTATTCAGCTTGTAAGAAAAATGACATCATGCCAATAATTGGCTGTAGTTTTGATGGCTTCAGCTTGTTTGCAAAAAATAAAGATGGCTGGTATGAGCTTATAGAGCTTGTGTCTTCAATTAAAGATGACGAGGTAGATCCTAAGCTGCTATCTAAATCTGTTAAAAGCGAAAACTTGTTTAAAGTAAAGCCAAACAGAGAGTTTCCAGAATCTTACTACGTACAAAAAGAAGACGCAGAACTTCACAGAATTCTTTTATGTTCTAACCTAAAGTGTACTATGGCGAAAGCCAAAGACAAAGTTAAAGATACACCTCTACAAAAGTTTTTTGATAAAGATAATTTTTATCTAAAAGATCTATCTGCAAAAACCAGTGTCTTTGACGATATACTAGAGGAGTGTGAAGAGTATAACATTCTTAACAATCCAATGCTACCTACATTCCCCTGTCCAAACGGACAATCTGAAGAAGATTACTTGCGTAAACTTGCAAGAAAAGGCTGGAGTGAAAAGTTAGGTAAAAACATTAAGAAAGGTAGTAAAGAGTGGGATATCTATGGAGAGAGATTTAAGAAAGAGTTTGAAGTAATTAAAGAAGCAAACCTGTTTGGCTACTTCCTAATTGTTAGCGATATTATCAGGCATGTAGAGAGTAAGGGCTGGATGGCTGGTCCGGGTCGAGGCTCTGCCGCTGGCTGTTTGATTTCCTACTTAATTGGTATCACGCAAGTAGATCCTGTACAGTTTGATTTAATTTTTGAAAGATTCTATAACTCTGGTAGAAATACTGATGGTAATGTTTCTCTTCCTGATATTGATATGGATGTTCCCGCTGGTAAACGAGATGATGTTATTGATTATCTTCGTGAAACCTACGGAGCAGAACGAGTTAGTCAGATGCTCACGTTTGGTAGACTACAAGGACGAAGCGCAATTAAAGAAGTCCTTCGTACCTACCAAGCCTGTGGCTTTTCGGAAATGAATGAAATTACAAAAGCAATTCCAGATGAAGCCGCTATCTCTGACCAACTATCACAAATGGATGATGATGAGCGATCTATTATTAGATGGGCATTATTAAACAACCCAGAAGACTTGAGGGGTTATTGTTTTGTTAACGATGATGGCGAATTAGAAGGCGATTATGCTGACATGTTTGACAAAGCGATTAAAATTGAGGGTACTTTTAAAACTCAAGGTAAACACGCTGCGGGTGTTGTTATCTCAGCAGAGCCACTACATAAGGTTTGTCCTATGGCTACGCAGAAAAACGCAGATGAAAAAATCGCTGGACTAGAAATGTCAGACTTAGAATCGCTTGGTCACGTCAAATTTGATGTGCTGGGGCTGTCTACTCTTGACAAGGTTATGAAAATAAAGGAAATACTAAATGAATCGTGATATTATTGTCTTTGACTTTGAGACAGGCGGTAGAAATCCACACACTTGCCAAGCTACTCAGTTGGCGGCATTGGCTCTAGATGGTAGAAACTTTAAGCTCAAAGGTACTTTTAACAGTGAGATATGGGCAGAAACAGACGACGACAAAGCAGAAAAGAAAGGGCTTGGAGTTATCGAAGATGGCGCTTTGAAAGTGACCGGAAAAACAAGAGAGCAAATATCTAAAGCGCCAAAACCAAAAGCTGTGTGGTCCAAGTTTTGCAACTTTGTAAATAAATATAACTGGAAAGGCACTCCATTTTTTGCTCCTGTCCCAGCGGGATATAACATAATTGGTTATGATATGATCTTGGTAAATAGATTTTGCAAGGAGTATGGACCTTGGGACGAATCTAGGCAGTGTCAAAAGCTGTTTAGTCAAGTGTACAAAGTTGACATGATGGACAACTATTGGATGTGGACGGAGGGAGATCCAAGTATTAAAACTCGTAGCATGGACAGTATTCGTGAACGTATGGGTATGTCTTCAGAAAATGCTCACGATGCACTACAGGATGTTAAAGATACCGCAAATTTGATGATTAAATTTATGAAGACCCACAGAGCGGTCTACAGAAACTTGAAACTTGAGAAGGCATTTGCAGATGGAAACACTTACGTTTGATTATAATGATGAAAAAGCTTGGGATTTATTTGAAGAAGGTAGAACGAAAGGAATCTTTCAGTTAGAGAGCAATCTTGGTCGCTCTTGGTCAAAAAAAGTTAAGCCTAAAAACTTGGAAGAGCTAGCTGCACTGATTAGTATTTTACGTCCGGGTTGTCTTAAAGCAATCACTGACGGCAAATCTATGAGTCAGCACTACGTTGACAGAAAACATAAAGCGGAAGAGGTCACATACCTACACGATTCTCTTAAAGATATTCTTGAACCTACTTACGGGGTTTTGATTTATCAAGAACAGTGTATGCGTATCGCCCAAAAGATTGCTGGATTCAATCTACAAGAAGCTGACGTGCTTCGTAAGGCGATTGGAAAGAAGAAAGCTGATCTTATGGCTAAGGTTAGAAAAGACTTTATATCGGGCTGTAAAAGGCTTAAAACCGTGGATGAGGCAACTGCCGATGAGATCTTTGGTTGGATTGAAAAATCTGCTAGATACTCTTTTAATAAAAGTCATGCAGTTGCTTACGCTATGAATTCATACTTGAGCGCTTGGTATAAAGCTAATCACACTAAACAGTTCTTTCTGTCCTACCTAATGTATGCAAATGAAAAGCAAGATCCCCATCAAGAAGTTTATGAGCTTGTATCAGAAGCAAAACTTTTTAATATTGAGGTAAAGATTCCAAAACTATCAGAGTGGTCAGAAGAATTTTTTATTACTAATAAAGGTATATACTTTGGTGTCAAAAATGTAAAGTCATTGACTGGAGTTAATGGCGATAAGGTCATCAATGCCATAAACGATACAAGCGAAGAGATAAATAAAAGACCAGCTAACTTTACTTGGATGGATATACTTATATATTTATCTACAAAAATTAACTCAACTGGCTTTAAGGCTCTATGCTCCATAGGTTTCTTTTCAACTAAGAAAACAGGCTTGAGTAGAAACAAAGCGCTGTACGAATACTTAATATTTAAAAACCTAACAAAAGCTGAACTTAAATGGGTTACAGAAAATTATAAATCTAAGAAATGGAAGACCTTGACAGATTGCTTTGTTGATCTAGCGCCAACTAAAAAACAAGGCGGCGGAACAAGCAAAGCGTCTCGCAGTCAAGACGTTACAAACGAAATCACTTTTTTGGAAAATCCACCATACGAACTTACAGATGACCCATCTTGGGTTGTAGAGCAAGAAATAAAGTTTTTGGGATGTCCAATTTCGATTTCTAGAATTGAATCGTCAGACACATCTTCTGCAAATACTAGCTGCAAAGAAATACTAGACGGTAAAAAGGGTGAAACTCTCTGCGTAGCGGCTAGCGTAAACAGAGTGGCAGACCACAAATGTAAAAACGGCAAGATGATGAGCTTCTTAACCATAGAAGACGAAACCTGTTCTCTAGATAGTGTGGTTGTATTTCCAGAAACTAGAGAGAAGTACCAATATATACTTTTTGAAAATAACAATTTACTGTTCTGCGGGAAGACTGATAAAAATAATTCATTTATTATCAATAAAATACATGAAATTTAGGTCTGATCAAAGTATAACAGGTAATACATATTAAATTTTGGAGGAATTGATGAATAATTGTACATTTACTGGATATCTTTTGCACGATCCGCAAGTAGATAGTGACGCTGACGGTCCAGCTTGCTGCACTGTAAAAATGATGACTTGTGAATATCGTAAAAATAAACGTGGTGAAAAGAAAAAAGTTCCTACTACCGTCACGCTGCAAGCGTGGGCTAGTGGTGCAGAAACAATTGCAAAACTTGCAAAAAAAGGAACTAAAATGACAGTCTATGCTTCTGCCCGAAATGGAGTTATGAAGACAGACGCTACCGATGACGTTGTATTTAGAATTAACGAATTTGACTTCGGCTGTTTAGACAAGGAATAAAATGAGAAAAAAAAGAATTCTATTTTGCAGTGAAGCTACCTTTCTAAACACAGGGTATGCCACATACACTAGAGAAATATTAAACTATCTACACTCTACAGGTAAATATGAACTAGCAGAAATGGCGGCTTATGGAGAAAGAGATGACCCAAGAGCGGCTAATATTCCTTGGAAATACTATGGCGTAGTTCCAAATCAACAAAATGAACCAAAGGCTTCTCAGCAAGAGTTGGATGCTTACAATGCTACTGCTTCTGCTCAGTTTGGCGAATGGATTTTTGAGCATATTTGTTTAGATTTTATGCCAGATATCGTATGTGACATTCGTGACTTTTGGATGTTAGATTTTGCTGAACGATCCCCGTTTAGACCTTATTTTAAATGGGCTATCATGCCAACGGTTGACGCTAGACCTCAAGCAAGGCAGTGGGTAGCAACTTATGCAAGTGCAGATGCCTGTCTTACATATTCAGATTGGGCAGGCGGTATCTTGCAAGATCAATCTGGCGGCAAGATTAAATATTTAGGTAGCGCACCGCCATCTGCTCACCCTGCATATAAGCCAGTTGAAGACAAAAGAAAGCATAAACAGCTTATGGGTCTTGATCCAGACTGTAAAATTATTGGTACAGTCATGAGAAATCAAAGACGTAAACTTTACCCAGATCTATTTGAAGCATTTAAAAAGTTCCTAGATAAATCTGAAGACAAAAACTGTTATTTATATTGCCATACATCTTATCCAGATCTAGGCTGGGACATGCCTGAACTTTTGAATGAACATGGGATTGGATCTAAAGTATTGTTTACTTATGTTTGCCCAGAAACTAGAAAGCCATTTACATCTGTATTTAAAGGGGCTATGGCGCAATCGCCTTACACTGGTAGGTTTGGAGCAACACTATCTAACGTAAAAAATGGACTAAGTTATGAAGAATTATCCAACGTGGTAAACTGTTTTGACCTATTTACTCAGTATGCAAATTCTGAAGGTTTTGGTTTGCCACAAGTAGAGGCTGCCGCCTGCGGAGTGCCTGTGTGCGGAACGGACTATTCGGCTATGGAAAGTGTGTTAAGGAAGCTAGAGGGTTATCCTATTAAGCCTAAAGCTTTATATAAGGAACTGGAGACCGGATGTTTACGTGCCGTACCAGACAACGATGCGGCGGCAAGTCTTTTCTTAGAATTCTTTTCAAAATCAGAAGAAGAAAGAATTTCTATTGGAAAAAATACTAGAGAAATGTTTGAGAAGTATTATCAGTGGCATTTAAGTGGCTCTCAGTGGGAAAAATACTTTGATAGTTTTGAGGCTTTGCCTTTTGAGCAAACGTGGGGTTCTCAACCTAGAATACAAGAACCAGCGCCAAAGATAGACTTGTCACAAGCTGGTGCTGTTTCAAACACTCAATTAGCTAAACATTTAATATCAGATGTCTTGAGAGAGCCAGAAAAACTTAATACTTTTTTTGAAGCTAGACTAACAAGAGACTTGATGTATAAACAGGCGACATCTTCCACGGGTGGTATGTATTACAACGAATCTTCTGCTGCTTTCGATGGAATAAATCGTAGACAGCCGTTTGATTACAATATTGCTTATGATCAAATGGCAGGGCTGTGCAATAAAAGGAATCAGTGGGAGCAAAAAAGGGCTGAAGTAATGAAGCAAAGGCAAGAAGCTAGTGTTTAATGCTCAAGTAAAACAAGATGTTTTTGTAAATAAAATTTTACAGAAAAATGAAGGGTTTTTCTTAGACATAGGCGCTGGTACTGGCGGTCTTACAGGGCGACCTGTAGAATTTTACAGCAATACTTATTTTTTTGAAAGGTATAGAGGGTGGAAAGGTATTGCCATCGACTACGATGAGAACTGGTACAACCACGTTAAAGACAAAAGAACTTGTAAAGTTAGCTGTGTAGACTTACTGGAAGTAAACATAAACGAACATTTAAGTTCTTTAGATTGCCCACATGTTATTGATTACATTTCTTTAGATGTTGATGACGCTCAATTAAAAGTATTTAACGAGTTTGATTGGGATAAGTACAGATTTAATGTTTTGACTTTAGAGCATAATTTATTTCAATCGCAAGATATAGAACTTCAAAGCCATGACGACGAACACAAAGAAAAGATAAAAAAAGAGTATGATCATTACAGAAAAGTGTTAAGCGATCAGGGCTACGAAATTCTTTACGCAGATGTTGTGCTAGACGGATACGGCCCAGTAGAGGATTGGTGGGTTGACAAAGAGATATATGAAAAGTATAAATCTTACAAGACAAAAAATATAAACTATAAAGAGGTTGAGAATGCGAATTTTATATTTGGGACACTATAAGGAGTTTGGGGGCTGGTCTCAGGCGGCAACAGACAACATACTGGCGCTAGACAGTGTAGGTGTTGATGTTGTTTGTAGAAATGTGACACTAACTCAAGACAAGCAAGACGTTCACCCAAGAATTTTAGAATTAGAAAAAAAAGATTCTAAAGGTTGCGATATTTGTATTCAGCACGTCCTGCCTCATCATTATGTTGGTTCTGATGAGTTTAAGAAAACCATAGCATTTATGGAAACAGAAACTTTAAATATAAAACATTTGAATTGGTTCTATCAAATGGACTTGATGGATGAGGTTTGGGTAGCAAACGAAACTTCTAAACAATGCCTAGAGTCGCATAAAATTACGCCACCTGTAAAAGTTGTTCATCACACTTGTGATGTATCAAAATACAACAAGAGGTATTCAGAAATTTCTATCCCACAGATGGAAAATACATTTAAGTTTTACTACGTTGGGGACTTTAACGACAGGAAAAATCTAGAATCTATCGTCACCTGTTTTCACTCTGAGTTTGAAGAGTATGAAAATGTTTCTCTAGCGCTAAAGTTTAATAAATTTGGACTAAACCCTCAAGAGCTAAACGCTAAAGTTGTAGATTATTTGACTGAAATAAAAAAGAAACTTAGGATAAGGAATAATTACAAACAAGAAGTTATTATAACAGACAAAGTTCCCGAAGAGAGTTTGTTTTCTTTACATCAATACTGTGACTGCTTTGTTTGTCCATCGCATGGAGAGGCTTGGAGTATCCCAACTTTAGAAGCTATGGCTTTTGGCAATACGCCAATCGCAAGTAAATTTGGTGGGCCATGTGAATTTATAGACAAGGGGAATTGGAGGACTGGAACTTTGATAGATGGAGTTTATTCTTGCTGTAAATCTGTTGACTCAGCGTTCCCAGATCTATTTTCTTCTAAAGAGTATTGGTTTCAGCCGTGCGAAAAGCAAATTAGAGAACAAATGAGAAGGTATTATGAGTCATGGGAAAAAGATCCTGTTGGTTACACCCAAAGAAATAGAGTGGCTGGATTAAAGCGGGTAGAAAAATTCTCATATACAAACATAGGAAATATTTTAAAGGAACAATTAAATGGCATATAGTTCACAATCAATAATTGCAAGAGCAATAAAACCAAAGAACAAAGAAAAGCTAGACATCCTGTGTTTTGATACGCACGAACGCTGTCAGTCACAGATGGCAAAAACAGGACATAATTTTTACGGATTTAGATACAAAGACTGCAAGGTTTGGAATGAAAGTTTTGCAAAAATACCAGAAAATTACTACTCAATACAAGATCTTCATTCTGACATAGATTTTGACTTTATATTATCTCAAAGTAAATTTGGTCAACTACAAATATCAAGACAAATACAGGCGCAAACAGGTTTGCCAATCATACATCTTGAACATACTATCCCAACTTCAAATTATACCCCTGAACAAATACAGATGTTTAAAAGTATTTGGGGCGATTACAATGTATTTATTAGTGAGTATGCCAGAGAATCTTGGGGTTTTGACGAAGGTGAAACGGTTATATGTAATTCTATTGATCATGAATTTTTTAAACCAATAGAAGTAGATTCAGACGAAACAGTATTTACAGTGCAAAATGATTTTGTTAACAGGGATTATTGCTTGAATTTTAGTGGCTGGCAGCGTATAATTAATGGCTTCAACGCAAAAGTGCTTGGTGATACACCGGGACTGTCAGAGGTTGCATCTTCACTAGAGCATCTTAGAGAAGAGTATAATAAGTGCGCTGTTTACATCAACACTACTACCGAAAGTCAGATGCCAACAGCAATATTAGAAGCTATGTCTTGCGGCAAGCCCGTGGTTAGTACGGCCACATGCTCCATACCAAGCTTTATCGAGCATGGACGTAATGGTTTTTTGACGAACGACGAAGAAGAATTTAAGGGTTACATTCAGCGGTTGTTAGACGACAAAGACCTTAGAGCCAGCATGGGCAAGGCTGCAAGAGAAACTGTCTTAGATATATTTTCTGAGCAGAAATATGTAGATAGCTGGAACAACATTTTTAGAAAAGTATACGAGGATTTAAAATGAAAATAGATGTAGTTAGAAACGCAGAAGAAGCAATTTCTGGATACAAGCCTGTTATTGTCAATGAAGAAGGTTTTGTAAATCTGTTTGACATATCTGACTCAGAATGTGTAGAAGTTAGAGCAAATGGCGTTGTCGATAAATTTAAATCTAGCCAGTTTGAGCAAACTCTCGTATCACTATTAAAGAAAATAAGACTTGGCGGAAAAATTAGCTTGAGTGGTCTAGACTGTAATATAGTATCAAGGCAGCTTATTTCTGGTCAAATAGATGAAAATTTCTTTGGTTCGATTGTAGAAAATAGCAACTCTATTTCTTCTTTAAAAACAGTAGCGCGAATACTTCAAGTCAACGGTTTAAAAATACAAACGCAAAGAGTTTATGGAAGCACTTACGAAATTGTTGCGGTTAGAGGGTAATATGTATAGTTTTGATCCAAATATAGGTATTTGTATAGATGACGATAGTGAAAACCCAGAAGATCTAGAAAATATTATCAACAAAATAATCAATCTAGAATATCCAAGAAATAAAATCAAGATTGTTATATATTCTATTTTTGACAAAGTTGCCGCAAGAATACCTGCACTAGTTTCAAAACTTAGATCAGAGAATATTAGGTGTTCAGCGGTTTTCATAATTGAAGATAATGTTTTTGAAAACGAAACCTCTGTATTTACTAAACTTGAAAACGCAACATTTTTAGCGAAGATTTCTAGTAAAAGTAATATAAATTTACAAAAGATGCTAGACAAAATTAATCAGATTTATAACGATGAATCTAAGCAAGTTTTAGTATATCAAGACAAATCTGATATTTTTATAGATAAAGATTATGTTTCTAAAAATTATTTAAAACATATGAACTACAGTAAAATGGAAAAAGCTATTTTGAATAAAGTTAAAGATACAGAATATTTATATAATATAACATGAGAAATGTAACAGATTTTATAACAAGCCCAAAAGATGGCAAAATTAAATTCGACTTAAACAAAGAGTATACGGTTCTTTTGTTTACAGAAAGTCATGGATATAGGATGAAAAACTATGGAGCAGTTCAACTAACAAAATTTAATGGTTCGTTTCTTATAGACCATCAGATAAAAGCCCTCAAATCAAGATTTAAAAAACTTAAAATTATTCTGTGCTGCGGGTTTGAATCTAGTAGGATATGGAAACATTTAAAACAAAAGCACAGTAAACTAGACATAAGGTTAGTAGAAAATCAATTATACAGAACTACAAATTCGTGCGAAAGCATTAGACTTGGCCTTATGAACACAGACTGTAAAAACATATTTATATGTTCCGCATCTAATTTTTTTGAAAAGAAACATCTTGACCAGTTGAGTTTTAGTGATACATCTATATTTTGCCAAAACTTGCCCAACAACAAGGCCGACATAAAGGTTTACAAAAATAACAATACTTGCGCCAAATTAGATTTTGGAGTTGGCGATTTATGCTGGACAGAAATGCTATATCTAGATGGAGAAAAAAGCGTAAATGATTTCTACTCAATTATTGATTCCGAAGATTATAAAAGTAAATTTTTATTTGAGGCAGTAAATAAACTTACATCAAAATGTAGAATAAATGTATACGAAAACAAACATAAAGAAATAATAAAGCTAGACTCAGCGATAAAACTAAAGGAACTAATTTAATGAAAATATTGATACAAAATTATTCTTCCCACTATACCACAGAACCTTTCTATCTAACAGAATGTCTTAAAAGGGTTGGTATAGACTCTCACCTATGGGCAGACGGAAACGTTCCTGCATTTGATATGTTTGATACGATTGCGCCAGATGTATTCGTAGGACATTTTGCATATCTTACAGAAGATATTGTAAAGTATTTGTCCCAAAACAAAAAGATAAAACCTATAATCAATGTTACGGGAACTAGCGAGCAGCAATTAAAAGGTATTACTGACACATTTATGTCAATAGGTCTAGAAAATGTAGTTCTATTTAGTAATAATTTTGTTCATCCGCATGGAGATTCTGTTCACAAAATTTTCCCAGCCTTTGATGTGTTTATTCAAAGAAGTAAACCACAATTTAATATACCACTAGCCGTAATAACAAACAACAAAGAAGACTTTGTTAATAATTTTATAGAAGACAAAGAAGTATATCACATTATATCTTACGGAGCAGATGAAGAATGGTCAGATTTTGCAATTGATATTAGAAACTTTTGGGGTGTCTCATCGTGCTATGATGACGTAACCCTTATTGATGACGGTATAATATCAACATCACAGTTCTTTTTCCAAGCAACCATGATGTGCAACAAACTGAATATTAAAAGTCAGACAGAAGAGCAAAGAGAAGCTTTTCAAGAAATACTTTCAATGTTATTTACGTCCGAAGAAACGTCTGAAGATGTAGGTAACGTAATAAGAAAACAAATTGTTAAAAATCACACTTGCTTTAATAGAGCATCTCAGCTAGCAAGCATACTGGGTCTAGAAGAAGAATCTAAAAAGTTATTGGAGATAGTTGAGTGAAATTTACACTATGTATAACGTGCTGGTCGCAAGATGTTCACATGTTAAATGAAACGCTTTCTTCTTTTTCTGTGCAGCAAGACGCTCCAGATGAAATAATTGTAGTGGGCAATGACCTTCAAGAGATTAAAACAAATAGTGAGATAAAAACATTTGCAGAACCTACCCGCCAATCCCCTTCCTTTAATAGAAACAAAGGCGCAGAGATTGCTTCTGGTGACGTAATTATTTATCACGATGTAGATGATCTTCCACATCCACAGAAAATACACTTTATAAAAAAAGCATTCTTGGAGCATGATATAGACGCATTTGTACACGGGTTTTCAGAAGGTATGATGTATCCATACAGGTATGGCGATTTAGAAATAGAGCGCATATCAAAAATCAAGCAAGACCAATATCTACATTCTGACATATGTACAGATGGCGACTTGCATCATGGACACTTGTCAATTAAAAGAGATCTTGTAAATAAATTTAAATACAATGAAGAAATGTATTTTGGTGAAGATGCAGATTTTATTAAGCGCGTATTTTTAGCTGGACATAATGTAGCATATGGCAATCACAAACTGATTAACTACAGACCAAGCTATAAAACTGAAAGAAAATGGTATCACGTTTAGAATAAATCACTGGGAGAGAATAGATATGATTGAAGGTTGGAGCCACTTGGCGTCCGTTGAGTATAATAATTTATACGCTAGCGCCTGCATAGATGCTGTTAATAGCGATGAAGCTTTCAAAACGTTTAAAAGAGATCATAGATACAATCAAGTTTTAGAGCATGTACCTACGGATCAGGGGCAAGTGTACGCAGATCAAATTGTAGCACAAGGTTTAGATAGCGAACTACTAAAGCTATTTAAAGAAAATGATTATTTAGGAGGTGCGTCATTGCACAACTATAATCAGCCTTTTGGCTTCATATCTCCATCAACACTAAGATATATTAAAAACACTTTGGATATCAAGGACTTTGTTGGAGGGACTGACTTAGGTAAAGTTGTTGAGATTGGTGGTGGATATGGAGGTCTCTGTAAAACACTAAGTTGCGCTTGTGAATTTAGTGAGTACCATTTGTATGATATAGAACCAGCATCTAAATTGCAGCAAAAATATCTATCTAATTTTGAAATTGATGCAGAGCTACACTATCACTCTAGTATAGATGTGGTACAAGACATAGATCTTGTAATCAGCAATTATGCCTATTCAGAACTAAATGAAGAACTACAAACTTTGTATTATAATAATGTAATAGCCAACTCAAAAAGAGTTTACATGATTTTAAATAAAGGTCAAGTTGATAGAGAGGTTCTGTTGAACAGGGCGGAAAAAGATTTTACAGTTACAGTGGGTAAGGTTTTAGACTTTTATCCAGCAAATGGTCATTTGTACTATACAACGATGGTTAGGGATGTATAATGAAAAATTTAGCATTAGCATTTTGCTCTGTTAGGCCAAGTCAATTACCAGAGTATATTCGCGACGGAAGAGAAGAAGAGTATTTAATATGCTTGAATCAGCTAAAAAGAGTCATACCAGAATCTTATGATTTGTTGATATGTGAAAATACTATAGATAGCTTAGACGATTTGAAAAATCAAAACTTAAAAGATCTTTTTTACGATAGTGAAACATATTTAAGTGGAAGTAAAAATAACATAGGAACAAGAAATAAAGGCAGAGGCGAATTGCTTATGCTTAAAAACGCTTTGAATAAAACAGATTTAGATAAATACAAAAATGTATCATACATAACTGCAAGAAGATTTTTCACATGTCCATATGTATTTGAAAAAACAGAATCACTACAGAAACAAGCCCTTGTATCAAATCCAGACTTTTTCTTTTTAAATGGCCGTTACATTGAAAGCGAAAAACGTGGTATGTACAATGACATGTTTTTTTCTATGAATACGGATGTGATTTGCGATTATGCAGATTACGCAATGTCTGGTAATGACTCAATTGGTTCTGAACAAACGCTGTATAACTTTATAAACACTAAGGGTATAGAGTACGAATGGTTGGACTGGTTGGGTTTGATTCGTAATAACTGGACAGACAATTATCAATCTTACGACGCAAATAATTTTCACACATGTTAATAACTTGGAGATAAAATGGAAATTCGTGACAACATGCTTCCTGTCTTGAGGCCCGTAGGAGGCGAAGAGGAAATACAAGCAATTAGAGACTCTATAGAAAGTGGTTGGTGGGGTAATGGGCCTAAAGTAAGCCAGTTTGAAAAAGAGTTTGCAGAAATGGTGGGCGCTAAATATGCAGTTGCTGTTACAAGCAACTCTCATGGTCAAGACTTGGTTATGAAAGCGTTGGGTGTAAAAGGTAAAGATGTTATAAACCCTACCATTTCTTTTATGGCTACCGCTATGATTCCTCTTTGGAATGACTGTACAACAAACGTTGTAGACGTAGACCCCTACGAAATGAATATATGTCCAGACGATGTTAAGAAACATCTAAAACCAAACTCTGAAGTTTTGATAGCTGTAAACGAAGCTGGAGTACCAGCGCCTATTGATGAAATTAGATCTTTTTACGATGGATTTATTATAGAAGATTGCGCACATAGCTGCTGGACTCCGGGCGCGGGAACTAAAGGTGATGTCGCGGTTTGGTCTTTCCAAGCTGTAAAAACTATGCCGTGTGGAGACGGTGGTATGATTACCCTGAATGATGAAAAGCTATATAACAGATTAAAAGAAATGACTTGGTTTGGGGTTTCTTCTACATACTCCAGAGTAAATAAAAAAGATTCTCTTTCAGGTAAACCGGGATACACTTGGGATTACGAAGTAGACAAGTTGGGATACAAGTGCTACATGATTGACTTAACAGCAGCAATCTGTTTGGAACAAATGAAAAAGCTACCTAAAAATTTAGAGTGGAGAAGGCATGTTCAGGAGCGCTATAATAATGAATTATGTCAAGAGGTTAGTCGTCCACCGTACAGCGATACAGTACAGTATTATTGCGCTAAAGTTCCTCACGAAGATAGAGATAATTTAATCGACTATCTAGCAGACAAAAATGTACACACGTCTGTTCACTTTAAACCTTTACATAAATATGAAATTATTCAAAAGCATATGACTCATCCGGGTAGAGAGTTTGCTGTTGCAGACCATGAATGGTTGGGCTTAGTGTCTTTGCCAGTTCATCCAGCCATGACAGATGATGATATCGACTATGTTGTTTACTGGGTTAATGAATATTTTATGTCAAAGAAAGGCTAACAATGAAATATCACGAAGACGATAGAGCGCAAAGACTTCTAGACGTATTTGACGACCTAGAAGGGCAAGTAAACGTTTCTTATGTAAATTCTACAAAACACATTGTAGCTTGGCATAAGCATAATTTACAGACAGACTACTGGGTTTGCCTAAAAGGTTCTTTTAAGGTCGGCTTGGCTACAGAAGAAGGTGGGTGTAAATTTGAATACTTATCTGACAAAAATCCAAGAGTATTAGAAATACCTCCGGGTATATATCATGGATATAAATGTCTTGAAGAAGGGTCTATACTTATGTATTATGTAACTAGAAAGTACGATCCAAATGACGAGATAAGAGCCTCCGTGGGGCATTTTGGAGAAGACTGGGGAACAGAAAATAAATAGAGGTACTTATGAAAGGTATAATACTTGCTGGCGGAACTGGTAGTAGACTGTACCCTTTAACAAAGGTTACAAACAAACATCTTCTACCGATAGGTTCATTCCCTATGATTCACTACCCTATATTAAGCATGACAAATGCTGGCATACGTGATATTATGATTATCAGCGGAACAGGGCATGTGGGTGACATGATTGCGCTGCTAGGCAGCGGAAGTGAATATGAGTGCGAGTTTACCTTCAAAGTTCAAGACAGGCCAGACGGTATCGCTGGAGCTTTAAGGTTATGTAAAAATTTTGTAGGAGATGATAACTGTCTAGTTATACTAGGAGATAATATATTTGAAAGAGACTTGTCAAATGATATTAAAACATTCAACTGTGATGCCAAGTTCTTTTTTAAAGAAGTAGAAGATCCAGAAAGGTATGGTGTTGGAACTTTTACAAAAGACAACAATCTGGTAGAGATAGAAGAGAAACCAAAAAGGCCAAAAAGTAATCTTGGCTGTATTGGAATTTATATGTATAACAATAAAGTTTTTGACGCTATAAAAAACGTAAAAAAATCACCGCGAGGTGAATATGAAATAAGCAGCGTCAATACTTATATGCTAAAAAACCACAAATGTGATTACACAATACTTGAAGATTTTTGGAAAGATGCAGGCACTATGGAAGCTTACCACTATACAAATGGGCTAATCTATGAAAAAGAATAAAGTTCTTATGACGGGTTGCGCTGGCTTTATTGGTGGACATGCCTTAGAGTGGTTCTTGAAAAAGGGTTGCGAAGTAATAGGTGTTGATAAAATGACCTACGCTTCAAATTGCTCGGTTTTAAAAGTGCATCCTAGATTTAAGTTTTATCAAGCTGACGTGTGTCAAACGTCAGCCATCAAAAGGATAGCAAAAGAAAATAATGTTAACTGCATAGTACACTTCGCCGCAGAATCTCATGTGGACAACTCTATACTGGGGAATAACTGCTTTATAGATACTAATATTACTGGGACGAAATCGTTGATGGAAGTTTGTAAAGATTTAGAAATCAACATGTGTCACATATCTACAGACGAAGTTTATGGTCCAATCTCAAGCGGATCTTTCAGCGAAGAAGATAAACTGTCACCACAAAATTTCTATTCTGCGACAAAGGCAGCGGCTGAACATATAGTTTGCGCTTACTCAAACACGTTTGATATTGACTACGTTATGATTAGAATGAGCAACAATTATGGACCTAGACAAAATAAAGAAAAATTTATACCAACTATATTGAATTCCATAAAGAAAGGTATTAAAATACCCTTATATGGTGATGGACAAAATATTAGAGATTGGATTTATGTAAAGGATTCTGTTAAGATAATATATAATATACTACAGTCTGCCAACTTTAATAAAGAAGTATACAACGTAACGTTTAAAGACGAAAGAAACAATATAGATGTTATATCAGAAATATTAAATTATTTTAATTTGACCTTAGAAGATTCTGTAGAATTTGTAAAAGACAGGCTGGGTCACGACTCAAGGTATAGCATAACTAACGATAAAATGCTTGAGTTTGTTGATTTTAAACCTACAGACTTTGAATCTGGAATACAAGAAACAATAAAATACTATTCATAAGGAATTATAATGGAACATAGAAGCAGTTATTTAGATGAGTATAAAATAGAAGGCGCTGTTAACTTAGATGGAAACCCTTGTTTTGAATCAGAAGATACATTTACTTCTTTTCAAGAAAAACTAGAAGAATTTAAACAGTTGTTAGTAAGTGTGGTTGATGAATCTAAGTCACTTACATTTTACAAGTTTGGAGATGGAGACTACCATTTCCTAAAACAAAATGCCATTGGCAGTGCTGCGCCGGGAAGAAGAGCGTTATCTAGAAGTTATGGAAATATAAAACATGAAGAGTTTGTAGACGGTTGCAAACTTTGCGATTACTACACTTGTGAAATTTATCCACAAAACCGTAGTCTATTTAAAGAAGTTATAGGTAGGGATGCTGACTACCCGGCAGAATTTGTTTACGGATTAACATCTAACGGCTGGCTTACAAAAACATTTGCTGGGCAAATTGGAATAATAGGCGCAGAGCAAAAAGTTAGTCTAATAAAATCAATGATGGAAAAACAAGAGTATAAAGAATATTTAGGGTTAGATAGCTTTGAAGACTACCTTCATGTACCACAGCGATTTGCTTGTGACGACATTGACGCAACTGAAAAAATGATTGCAGACCAATTAGTTCAATCAAAGTCTAAAATTTTCCTGTTAGGTTTTGGGCATGTAAAATCTGCCCTTCTACATAGATTAAAGAAGTATAAAGATGCTATATTCCTTGATGTTGGGTCTAGTATAGACGCTTTAGCTGGAATTGTAGATCACAACAGGCCGTACATGGGCAAGTGGATTAATCACAGGGTTCAAGATTTTGACTACTCTTCTTTAGATATATTGCAATATGATATATGGAATACGCCTTATAAAATGATGGAGAACTGATGAAAATTTACATAGAAGGTTATGCTCATCACAAAAATGAGGCAGGAATAGATTTACTAAGATCTCAAGGCTTTGACTTTGATAGAACTTACAACTCTGACGTTAAGTATGATCAAATACATATACTTGATAAAATAAAAAAGATTGAAGGTCAAGATTGCAACCATGTATACGGCCCGCACTTTTATCACCTTAGCATGGAGCATTATGACTTTTCTGAAAACGAATATATGAACTGTTTGTCAGAATGGAATAAAGATCTGACGCACATGATTAGACCAGAGATAAGATGTACAACTCTTCCATTTCCTGTAGATGTTGATAAATTTTTACCTAAAGACAAAACTGGCAAACCAGTAATTTATTTTAAACACAGAGACCCAAGTATTTTAAAAGAAGTTGTTGATTACTTTGGCAGTGAATTTATTGTGGCTCAGTATGGATCTTACAATGAAAGTAACTACTTAGAAGCAATTAGTCAAGCTCCGTATTGTATTTGGATTGGCTCTCATGAAAGTCAAGGTTTTGCATTCCAAGAAGCAATGAGTTGCGATACGCCTATCTATGTTATAAATGTAAGATCTTTGCGTGACGAATGGGGTGCAACTATCTGGAGGAACTTTTTACCGGGACATGATTTACCAGCGACAACTGCCTCTTCTTTTTCAGATGATTGCGGCCTAATTACTTATGTAGAAAGTTGGAGGGAGGATTTTGATAAATTTATGTCTAATATTAAAGACTATTCACCTAGACAATTTGTTTTAGATAACCTTTCGCCCAAAGCGTGTGCGCAAAAATGGAGAGACTTATGATTAATATGACTGTAATGGGAGGTCTTGGCAATCAGTTATTTCAATGGGCCTGCGCTAGAAATCTACAGGAGGAACATGGACACTACATAAAATATGATTACAATTTCTATAAAGGTCAAAGTTGGAGAAAATTACATTTAGATGAATTTAAGAATTTAGTATTTAATACTGTAGAAGAAAACTTTACCCTTGGCGAAGTAAATGTAGGAGATTCATTTAACTATAGAAACTTTTGTACATATGATTACTCTCAAACTCAAAGGCAATACAATTTATATGGATACTGGCAATCAGAGAAATATTTTAAAGAAAATGAAGATGTAGTAAGAAACAATCTTGACATTGACGAAGATACAAAGTATTATATTAGTAATAAATATCCATTTGTAGATAATGAACAAGTTGCTTCTGTCCATATAAGAAGGACTGATTATGTTTCTTCAAATGGCTATCATCCCGTTCAGCCAATATCATATTACGAAGAAGCGTTAGGCCACATTGATTGTGAAAGAATAGTTGTATTTTCTGACGACATAGGTTGGTGTAAAGAAAACCTACAATTTAATAACATGACTTTTTCAGAAGATAACACAAATATACAAGACTTATATTTAATGAGCATGTGCCAAAATAATGTTATTGCTAATAGTAGTTTTAGTTGGTGGGCGGCTTGGTTGAATAAAAATACAGACAAAAGAGTTGTGGCTCCATCTAAATGGTTTGGACCGGGAGCGCCAAGTAGTCAAGACATAATCCCAGAAGATTGGATCACAATTTAGAGGTACAAATGAGAGTATTAGTAACAGGAGCAACTGGTTTTCTTGGTAAAAACTTAATAGAGTACTTGCCAAACTATTTGGATCGAGACTACAGTATCTCTGGAATAGGATCTATGAATTACGATCTAAGAAACCAACATGCTTGTCGTAAAGCGTTAGAATATTATAATCCAGATGTAATTGTACATGCGGCAGGCACTGTTGGAGGCATTGGAGCTAATAAAGAAAATCCCGGTAGATTTATGTATGATAATCTTATTATGGGTACAAATTTAATTGAAGAAGCTAGAAATCAAATGGTTCCTAGATTTATATTACTTGGAACAGTCTGCTCTTACCCAAAATTTTCGCCCGTTCCGTTTGATGAAAACAACATATGGGAAGGCTACCCAGAAGAAACTAATGCGCCTTACGGAATAGCTAAAAAGACGCTTATGCGCCTCTTGCAAGCCTACGGAGAGCAATATGGTATGAGAGGTGCTAATTTAATTCCAGTCAACATGTACGGCCCACACGACCACTTTAATCTCACTAGTAGTCATGTTATTCCGGCTCTTATTCTTAAATTTTATGACGCTATAAAAAATGGAAAAAACATGGTAGAAATTTGGGGTACAGGAAAAGCTTCTAGAGAATTTCTGTATGTTTCAGATTGCGCTGAAGCAATTGCTAAAGCTATAAAAGTAGAACCGGGACTAAGACCTATAAATATAGGAACGGGTAAAGAAATAACAATAAAAGAATTGGTAGAAGAAATATCTGAACAAATGGGCTATCAAGGTTTTCTAAAATTTAATTCAGACAAACCAGATGGACAACCTAGACGATGCCTAGATACCTCAAAAGCTAAAAAATTACTAGGCTTTGAAGCAAAAACAGATTTACAAACAGGATTAAAACAAACCATAGAGTGGTTTTTAAACGATAACAATTGGGAGAAAAACGTATGAACATAGCATATTACATAAATCAGATTAACCAAGAAGAGAAAACGACAGAGCTTTTTAATAAGATGAATGAGGATCTAGAAAATGGCGCCATTGACAACGGGTCTGTATTCTATAAAGAAGTTGGACCAAGCGAAGTTCAACCAAAATTTGGAATGTTTAACTCCACAGAGATTTGGCATTTCACAGGAACACTAATCGCAACAAGCATGGAAACTTTTTTAGACGCAATCAAAGCTATAAACAAGTACAGTCTTGCTTATTTATTTTACGGTGATGTCAAGCATGATGTTTTTGCATTGATAGGTATATCTAAAAATACAAAAATCTTAACAACAACAGAAGATGACCAAAAAGAAGTTTATAGACTTACTGGTAAAAAGCCAATTCTTATAGAAGATGTAAGCCCATCAAGAATACAAAAGGCGCTGGGATGAAAGATTTTGAACAAAAAGTAATTAGTTTGTACCAAAAAGACGATAAAAGTACATATCAAATTGCAGAAGAACTAAATACATACCCTAATAAGATTAGACGTGTGCTAATAAAGCATGGCGTTGAGATCAAAGATAGGAGTGCAGCCCAAAAGCTTGCTCTTAAAAAGGGTAGAAGTAAGCACCCTACAGACGGAACAAAGCGCACAGAAGAAACTAAAATTAAAATTAGCTCACAGCTTGTAAAGCACTGGGACGATCTAGACGATAAAGAAAGAAAAAGAAGATCTCTAGAGTCTAAGAAACGCTGGAATAATATGCCAAAATCTAAACAGCAAGAAATTAGAAGCAAGGCGACTCAAGCCATTCGCGTTTCTGCTGTGGAAGGATCTAAAATGGAAAGGCACATTGCAACAGAAGTTAGAAAACTAGGATATAAGGTAGAGCTACATAAAAAAATAATTTCTGCTGAAAATTTAGAAGTTGACCTTTACATTCCAGAATTAAACACTATAATTGAAGTAGATGGTCCGTCACACTTCTATCCCATTTGGGGACAAGAAAAGTTAGAAAAACAGATGAATGCTGACCTTAGAAAAAGTGGTGCTTTGCTTAGTAAAGGATATGCTATTTTAAGGATCAAATCTTGCGGAGAAGAGTCTTTGTCAGAAAAGAACAGATTAACAAATATTGTACTTGAAAAAATTAAGGATATAGGGTATAACTTCCCTGTACGATCCAAACGCTTTATTGAGGTTGAATAATGAAAGATGATTTGTTTGAAGATGTAGAGTTGGCTAGCCCGTCTAATACTAACACCGCCGTAAAAGATGTTATTGATGACGGATCTCCAATGCCAACTGATCCAAAATGGAACGATTATGTCTTGAGCTTGTTTGAAGAAAACGAGCTATTTGATAAAATGCCGTTGACAAACGGACTGCGTAGAGTAGCTGAACTGCTTATGGGTAGAATTGTTTTTAGTGGCCCTTCTCAGGTGTTTCCGCCTCAAAGCGGGAATGAGATTGGTAGGTCAACTGTTATTTGGAAAATACAGTTTGAAGACGGCTCTACTTTTTGTGACGTTGCTGACTCTTGGGAGGGCAATACAGACGACATGTTTTGCGTCTACAGCACCGCCACAGCAGCAACGCGAGCAGAAGGGCGCGCTTTGAGAAAAGCCCTCAGACTACGAGTAGTGGCCGCAGAAGAGGTCACAAAGAAAGACACTGCTAAAATTGCTCAAGACATCAGTAAAAAGAAGGGTCTTGACGTAAGCAGTAGCGAATATGATTCCAGCGGTACTATGACTGGACCGCAGGCTAACTTTATTGACGGTAAATCAAAACAATTAAATGTTGATGCTCAGAAGGTTTTAAAGGAGGTTGCAAATGTAGTAAATATTAGTAAAACTACAAAGAAACAAGCAAGTGATGTTATTGAAAAGTTGAATGAATATCAACAAAAGAAAGACACTATTCCCACAGATTTTATTGGATATAACCAAGATTGGAGAAACTAATGAGAGTAAATTATACTACTAAAAATGGTCGCGTTTCTGTAGAGTTGAACGGAGATACTCAGCGTGAGATCTTTGAGCAGCTTTCTAATTTCCAAGAGGTTTTTGACGAAACCGTTTGTGGAAAATGCGGAAGTGACGATGTTAGGTTTGTAGTCAGGAATGTCGATGACAACCTTTACTACGAACTAAAATGTAACGACTGTGGCGCAAAGCTTGCGTTTGGCGTTATGAAAAAAGGCGGTGGACTGTTCCCGAAACGTAAGGATAAAGAAGGCAACTGGTTGCCAAATCGCGGATGGGTTAAGTACAATCCTAAAACGGGTCAGGAAGAATAGTGTTTAAGTCTTAATAACTAGTATTAGTTATTCACAGAGTTACACTATTATAGACCCCACCTTCATTGGTGGGGTCTTTGTGTTCATAACAGAATAAGCAAGGAATATAAATGAAAATTGTAAGCGGTAAAAAATACTTGGTGACAGGCGGCAGTGGATTTCTTGGTTTTAAATTAATAGAAAGAATTTTACAAGCTGGCGGAAGTGTTTCTACAATTTCTAGAAATGAAGGAAAACTAATACAGCTAAAACAAAGTTTCCCCGATATAAAAATTTACACTGGCGATGTCTGTGACCCTCTGGACGTGCGTCAAGCTATGAAAGGTTGTAATGGCGTTTTTCATCTAGCCGCATATAAGCATGTTGGCTTGGCAGAGTCTTATTCCAGAGAATGTACTAGATCTAATGTTATTGGTAGTCTTAATGTTTTAGAGCGCTCTGCTGAACTGGGTTGCGATTTTAATCTAGGTATAAGCACAGACAAGGCAGTTCAAGTAAGTGGTATTTATGGGGCCAGCAAACTAATCATGGAAGGTTTGTATAGACAGTTTGAGAAAAATTACCCCAACACAAAGTTTAGACAGGTTCGATATGGTAATGTTTTGTATTCAACAGGATCTGTGCTATGTAAATGGAGAGACTTATTAAAAGAAGGCAAGGAGGTTGTTGTAACCGACCCAAGTGCGACACGCTTTTTTTGGACGATTGATTCTGCTGTAGATTTAATTTTTGAATGCTTGAAAGTTTCAGAGTCTTCTGATCCATACGTCCCAGATATGAAGTCTATGTCTGTCGGTGACTTGCTGCAAGCTATGGCAAACAAATACTTGCCCGATGGAGCGGAGTTGAAGATAAAAACTATTGGCCTGCAAGTAGGAGAAAATTTGCATGAAAAGGTTCATAGTGACGGTAGAGACTCTTCTCAGGTAGAAAGATTTACGATAGAAGAAATAATGGAGTTGATATAGTGAAAATAGCAGGCTTTTGCTCAAGTCATGATTGTTCATATTGCATTTTAGAAAATGGAGTGCCTATTGTTCACAACGAGTTAGAGCGATTTATTAGAGAGAAAGAGCCTACAGCTGACGCTTTTAAATTCATGATTAATTCTGGTGAAAATCTAGATGAAGTTAAACACTTTACGCATTGTTTTGATACATGGAATGGCGGAATTGAAAGAAGGTTTCCTGATTCATTTAGAAAAATGAAAGACATTCTTAAACGAAATGGCGGAAGGTATTACATTCCCGGTCATCATCAATCTCATGCTGCAAATGCGTTTTTCTCTAGCAATTACGATGAAGCTCTAATCATTACGGTAGATGGAGGCGGTAGAGATTATGGCCCAAAGGGAGAAATGATTATCACTAACTTTACCGTCTGGGAAGGTAAGCAAAATAAGATTTCAGCTATAGACATTGTTGACGGGACTAAATTAAATATTGGAACTGCTTGGTCCTCAGTTACAGGGCAAGCTTTTGGGTTATCCACTGGACATCCCCAAGGAAATCAAGCAGGCACAGTAATGGCAATGGCATGTATGGGCGAGCCAAAATATCTTGACGTTTTCCTAAATGCAGGACTGCGCGGGTCTACAGGACTTGACTTTGCATACCTAAAAAGTATAGTTGATAAAAGTGAACAAGACGCTTTTGATGTAGCGGCATCTTTACAGGTAGCCACTGAAATAACAATTAAAAATTGGTTTGCTAAGTATTTAGAAAAACATCCATACAAATACCTTTGTCTGTCGGGTGGCGTTGTTCTTAATTCTGTTATGGTTGGTAAACTCTATGAGTGGTTTCCTGAGCTAGAGGGAATTTATGTTTGCCCTGTACCATACGACGCCGGTCTTGCTATAGGCGCTGCTCAATACGTTTGGCATCATGTTCTGGACAACCCAAGAATAAACTGGGAGGACAATGCAACACCTTATTTGGGACGCCCCGTTGACAGCAAAAAAATTATAGAAATAACTCAAAACTATTCTGAAAAGGTTAAGTATAAACAGGCAACAGACGATGACGTTGTTAACTTGTTGTTGCAAGATGGCAATGTTATATCTGTCTTTAATGGTGGCTCAGAATCTGGACGTAGAGCGCTGGGAAATAGAAGTATTTTAGCAGACCCAAGAAACCCATCTATGAAAAATGTCTTAAATGAAAAGGTTAAACATAGACAGTGGTTTAGGCCATTTGCTCCATCTATACTAAGGGATCATGTCAAGGATTGGTTTATTAGAGATGTAGACAGTCCATACATGACTAAGGTAATAAAGTTTAAAGATTCTGTGGTGGATCAGGTTCCTGCCGTAGCTCATTATGATAACTCTGCTAGACTACAGACAGTTACTCGTAAAGACAACCCTTGGTATTACGGCTTGATTGAAAAATTTTATCAAAAAACTGGAGTTCCCATATTATTAAATACAAGCTTCAACGATAGAGAACCTATTGTCGAATTGCCAGAACACGCGCTGGATTGTTTTTTAAAGACAAATATTGATTACCTTTACTTTTCGGACGCCGGAATTATTGTGGAGAAATTATAATGAAAATTTACCTTACGGGACATCCCGGAAGCAAACATATCTTACCAGCTTCTTCTTTCTTGATTGATAAGTATATTGATAAAAGCTTTGAAGTTAACTTTTTAAACTTTGGAGATTATGATTCATCTGAATTATTTACTGGAAATTATGTAAAACTTTCGGACCAGCAACAAGGGGGAAGTAACGCATGGGGAAGGTATTTAGCGGAATACTTTAAAAGTTTAGAAGATGAGTATGTTATATTTTCTTTAGATGATTTTTTCCTGTGTAGAAAAATAGACATGAAGGTATATGAAATACTTTTTGATGAAATGAAAAGTGACCCAGATATAAAATGTGCAAAATTAGGCATAAGTCCGTGTTATAGACCTCATGAATATAATATAAGAAGCGTTGTAGATGATGTAGAGATTTTTTACCTAAAAGAAGGCGTGGGATACTCTGTTACAACTCAGTACTGCATATGGAGAACTGAAGCGCTAGTAGATATTCTAGAGAACTCTTCTACAGCTTGGGATTTTGAAGCATATGGGTCAGGATACTCCAACAATAAAGGCTATAAAGTAATTGGCTCTACGACCGTTTGCTTGCCTTATGGAGAAAGCTCTGCTGTATCAAATCGTCACACAGGTAAAGTTTCTATTCTAGGGCTAGATAAAGACACTATAGAGGAAATGATATCTAAAAATATGTTAAATGAATCTGAACTAATTGTGGGGCAGCCAACAGGAAGGGTGGCAAATTATTCAGATTACAAAGATTCCATGACAGACGCTATAGACGTAATTGAATGCCGAGAATTCAGAAAATTTTGCAATCTAGTTTTAGACTTAGCAAAAGACAATAAGTACAAATAAAAAGAAGCCGCCATAAAGACGACTTCTTGTATTGGATTCTCAGGAGAAAACCGCTGATTTTATAGGTATTCTACAGTGAAATATAGCCCAAAATCAGTTTTACTTCCAATCGCGTCTGGTGATGCAGAAAGAGCAGCGTACCAGTCGTGACGTTTTGCTTGGTGGGCAGAACCCTCCGTGGTGGCGCCAGCTATTCCATCTAAAGTATTAGCTGTTCCGTCTGATGTATTTCCGTTTATGCCGCTTACGCCGGGGCTTTCTGTGAACGAAAGAGGAGTAACCGTATTGTCAGTTCCGTCAACATGCAAGAAGTTAGTCCAACCGTGGCTACCTTCTCCATTTCCTCTATGTTTAAGGGCTGTAGAGGCTCCTTCTGTATCATTTGGATGTCTAACCTCATAAACAGCCGTTGTTACGCCGCTAGCATTTTTAGTGATATCAGATCTATCAAAGATTCTAAGCTGGCAATTTTTAACCCTAACAGCCTCGTTATGCTCAAATCTAATATTCAATGGGGCATAGTAATTAGGTATTACTTCATTATCTTTTTCATTGTTTGTATTGAATTTAACACCAGATGCCGAAGCATATTTAGTATTATTTAACTGTTGAGCTTGGGTTGTTCCGTCAGAGTTTGTGATAAAAGTAGTATCTTGAAATGAGTCAACAGGAACAGACAGGCCAAAATCACCCCCAAAAAAGCCAATTCCAGAGTTAGCGTGGTCTATAAATACACCACTAGCGTTGGTTGCCGTTGTCAAGTTTCCGTAAAATTTTATTGTAGCCATGTGTAAATCTCCTGTAAGGTTTATATATTATACACTATAATTGATTAGTTTTTAAAAAGGTTTGATTGACAGATCTATAAAGTTTTCAACGAAAGATTGGTTTACATTTCTAATTCCTTGGTGGGATATGTCTCCATGAAATTGAAAAAACATATCAAATTTTGGAAATGTCCCAGCCAATACGTTTGGATTGGACACATTAGGGTCGCCACTTAAAACTACGGTTGTCACCTGACGACCGATAGTAGGTTCTATATTTTCTTGCGGTACGGTGAAAAAGGTGTTTGATGGATGACCAAGAACAATAGCTGTAGCGGTAAACGGTATAATCGCAAAATTATTTTCTTGTCTAAATACCGGATTTGTAGTACCGTCTACGGTATTATTAGGTGTTCCAAGAACGTAAGGCTCTTTGATTTCTGTGGCAACCTGCGGTTTATAATCCCATTTCTCCACATCTTCAAGAGATCCAGCCATTATATACCCTTTAAAGGTTCTGTTTGAATACCCACTACCCTCAAAGTTTAAATGTGGCAAAAATTCTAGGTCTGATTTAGTATCTTCATTTATACCAGTAGTTGATCCCGCTGGGAAGTCGCTTGGCAAGAAACCTTCGCCTCTATATACGTAATTTACGGTTTCTCCTAAAATAGTAACATCTTTTGTTGTCCACTCTAACTTATTAATAGAACCGCCCTCTCCAGTCGCGGCCACTCTAGCAATAGCATTAGAACCTGTAGCGCTTTCTATTTTTAGTGTATCGTTTAAATTATAATCTTCCCCAGCGTCCTGTACAATTAAATATTTTTCTTGCTCTGTTATTAAATCTGCTAGGGTTTTGGTTGGATCTACACCGCTAACATTCAAATCATCTGTCAAGTCGTTAGGAAGTCTAATTGTACTTTGCTTGTAAATCCAAGGTAGCAATCTTCCCCGTCTTTCATTGTTGACTTCCCAGTAGCCAGTTGGCGCAATCGGAGTAAACTTATTTTGTATTTCTTTCCGCTTTTCTCTTTCTGCTTCAGGAAACTGCTCTGCCCACAAATCTATATGTGTTAAAGTGGTTCCGTCATCTTCTAAAACGTAAGGTCTAGAGTCGTCGTCAAAAAGACCTTCGCTAAACAAGAGTGTACCTTGAGGGACGGTAGCTGAAACATTATATACAAAGTCATTTTTAATCAATACATCATTGTTAACCAAGCCATCCCAACTAATATCAAGAAAAGCGCTTGGCTCTCTGATGTCAACGTTGGTAGCCGCTTTATCAACAGCAAATAGTCCACTAGCAGTTATCCCTTGTTTTTTAAATTTAACACCAGTCGGCTCTTCTGTTAGCGCATCGTAACTCAGTGTATATCCGGGGAAAGTTGTTGTGTCATTTTCGTAAAGCGTAGAAGAAGTAGACCGATAACCTTTTTCCCAAGGTCTTGAACCATTCGGACCAATAGGAAATTTATTACCTTCATTAAAGTGATGTACAGCAAAAAACCTGCTATCAAAAATAGTTTGATCTCTAGGCCAAGCTTGGTAAACTTTAACAAATAGCTGGGTAGTAGAAGCTTGATTGTATAAAAGTTGAGTTTTTGCACCAAGCATAGCTTCGTGTTGGCTAACAGTAGTATTAAATATAGCGTTTTGACCAATATATGTATCTGCCACAAACACAAAGCCACCCTCACACTCACAAGTCGCCTTTGCGCCAATAACACCAAAACCACCCATTGTTTGCTCGTCCGTCGCATCAGCCCTGCTAGCACCTAGCGCGTCTGGCGTATTACCACCGTAAAAAAGAGTGTTAGCCATAGCAACAGCAAAACCTTCTTTTTTAAACTCAGCAGAACCTTCTTTATCTCCTTGAGTTCTGTAAATAGAATACTCAAAAGGCATTGCGGGAACACCTATTGCTGCTTCTAAATCTTCATCATCTGCTAGAGAAGGGGTATCTCCGTATTTTTGATCTACGATAAGATGATGTTTAGTAAATTTTTCATCTTTATTATAAATTCTTACTTTTGTTCCAGTTCCAAAGATAGGATCTCCGGGCGTAATACTTGTTTGTCCTATGCTTGCTGGTCCACGGGTAGCAAAGCCATAATTTGAAAAACCACACTGAGTAAGTTCTTTTACAGAAAACGGTTCATTGCTCGCACCTCCGTCTAACTTCTGATCCCACTGTGCAAAAACGGCATCTCTTAAAGGTCTAAACAATACATTGTTTGTATCAACAGGTTTAAAGTCAAGTATTGCTTTATCGTCTTTTTCGTAGTCTTGGTTTGTAGCTCTATCAATCGTGTCGTATAGAAACTGAAAAGAAGTAGGATCTAGCCAAAAGTCGTGATAAGAATTATGTATCTCTGGATATTGATTTATTGTGCCAAAAACATCTGGGTCAGTTATATACTTTTGTACATTGTTAAGATTTAATATTGGGCCACCGTTCTCTGCGCTAAATGGGCCGTTAGTGAGAATATCAGCAGGAACATGGAACATTTGATGACCAGCACTAAACAAATTAACATGTGCATTTGGAATTGCGTCTATTTCTTCGCTTGTCAAGAAAAATGTGGGTGAAAGATTGCTAGACCTGTTATTGTGGTCGTCAGCAGGATTAAAAATACCTTGACTTTCACCTGCAACGGCAAAGCCCTCTCCATTAACACCGTATGGACCACCGTTTGTAAATTGAGATAAATCAAAAAACGAGTCGTCTTGGCTTAAACTGCTACCTGCACTATTTCGGGTGTTTGCTCCGGGCCTCCACCCCTTGCCAGTTAAATTGTCGCCCTGATCTTTTACTGCTGAGTTTAAATTAGTGTATTTCGCTTCATCATTATATCCTTTAGGAAAAGTGCAACCAAAAAATGGCACAGTCCATTTACCGCATTCTTTTCCTCTGTCATCAAACTGTGCAAACAAAGTTCCGTCATAACTTCTTCTGTTGTCTGTCAACACCAAGGCATTACCTAAATCGCCCCTTAACCCTCCAAACTCTTTGCCCATATAATCAAAACTAGTTATTTGAGCGTATCCGGGCCAAGTCTTACCTTCATCTACAACTTGATGTGCAACTCTAGGTCCGTATTTTCCAGTCCATTCACTAGTGGTTCTCGCAGCTAGATACTTCTTAGCTATCGCGTCTTCCATAGCAAAGGCATCAACTGGCCCTGCATTTGCATTCTCCCCTTTATCAAATTGTTTTTGGTCTTGACCTTGACCGCCAGAATTTGGATCTGCAAACCTAAAATGATATCTTTGATTGGTAATATGATATGTGAATTGCCACTCACTAACATCTTTCATGTCTGCAAGTACAACTTCTTCTTCACCTACGGCAAGTTCGTCAATCCACCATAAACTTTCTCTGTCAGTAATTTTTACATAATCACCCTTCTTGTATGATCTAGGGTTCATATTAAATACTTGCAGTTTTACCTTTTCCTTGTCGTCACCTCTACAGCTTCTGGGGTTCTTGTAATTTGGCGCCCACTGAAAAGGATTTGAATTTTGTATATCTATAGGTATCACAACCCCAGTACCCGGAGTTATTTGAGGGTTTGCAATAGGATCTTCAAAATGTTCTTTCACGTCCATGTTGTCAGGATCAAGATCTGGCAAGTTTGCCCCCGGAATATTATCAGAATGAACTATTCCATATATTTGCTCAGACCCAGCAGCAAATGCCCCATCATAAGATCTAAATCTAGTTTTTAGCTCACCGCCAACTTTACTATTAGGGGAGTTGTCAGCAACAGCGTCAGACTCTCCATCTTCTGAACCTAGCTTATTTGTTCCATCTGCGCCCGTTGCTGGAGCAGCAATCTTAATAAACGGGACGGCTGAAGATTTTGTTGTATCTAATGGCTTTTTCTTGTTATAAAGATATAATCTAAAAGTAAATTCCTCTTCAACGACACACGGTTCAGCACCTTCAATTAATCTTAAATTCAAAAAAACCGTATTTTTCCATTCCACATAGCCTGCATTTTTAGATCTTCTAATATCCTTAATAAACTGCTTAGAGGCATTATCTATTTCTTTTTCTGGATCAAAGCCAACAATATTATAATAATCATTAAGGGCTATCAAGTCAGCAGCATAAACACCTTGTGTAATAAAGTTATCAAAAAGTTTAGTTATTCTATTAAACGTTTTAGCTTTTACATCATTTATTTGTAAATCACTAAAGCTGTAGTTGTCTTTTTCTTCTGCGGAGGCGTCGGGATTGTCGTTATAGTATTCCCAAGCTGGGGCATCACCGCCAGCCAAATCTTCTTTTATGGTGTACTTTTCGTATTTACCTACATTACGACCTTGAAATCTCCAAGCGTTTATAATATAATTACCACCGTATATTCTATCATGACCCAAAACAGTTTCTAGGTCGTTAGGTTGTGCGTCTCTAAAAACCTGTTGATTTGCATACTTGCCACTACCATCCTTAAAATGCCACCATTCTATAAACTGAGGTAGTGTAAACGAACCCATCCCTGCGTCAATCATCAACGGATGGTCACACGTAATCAAGTGGTATTCTGTTCTTGTGTCTTTATTAAATATTGGCATCCTATTCTCCTGAATCTAAAAATGTTCCTTGTGAACTCTGCGGCGTCTGTGTAATTTCCTGAACTTCATTTCTAACCTCATTAGAAGGATCACCCCCGGATTGCAGCGATTTGATAACCGTAGAAACGGTAGAACCTATAGGCGAATTTGAAATGTAAGTTACAACCTCTCCAGCAGTTTTTTCTATGTAGTTTTGCGCTTGCACTCTTCTTATGTCGTTATTATTTGGGAATATAGATGTAAATTCTTCAAAAGTAGATGCATCAACTTCTCTAACATTTCTCAAAAATTCACCGGTTTTAGTGTCAACGCTATTGGTCATAAACTTGACATTGTTTTTGAATTTACCTTTTTGCATTGAGCTATATTCTTCTGGATCTACTTTTGCTGCATTTATCAACGCCCTGCCGCCATTCTTTAGAACATTCCCATAAAGATCCATATTGGCTTGGCCTTTACCAAGACCTCTTCTTATAGCCGCATTGTTTTGATCTATAATCTTTTGGCGCTCTCTGGCAACTTGCGAGATAGCCATTTCCTTTTGCTTCTGTAGTTTACCAAATCTTGAAGTATACAAATCCATTTTTACAGTCGTCTTGAGACCGTTAGTGCCAACGTCAACGCCAATAGAGGTAACAAGCGGCCCTTCATCTTGCAAATGTTTAGCTAATCCAATTCCACTTGGGTAGTCTGCAAAAACAAATCCACCCCGCTCACTAAACAGTAACAAGCTATTTGAAAGCTGCGCCTTTAATGCTCCAGCTTCATTTAAAAGTTGATATCCAGCAAAATTCCAAGGTGCAAGATTTTCGTCTTTTACAAACTCAACTCTACCGCCAATGTCGGCATATCTAATTCTAGGGTCTGCATCAGCATTTAAAACGTTTGTAGATTGCCAAGGGCCATAACATCTCTCCATAGACATCAAAGGCAAAGCAAAAATGTCTGGATATACTGGTGAAGGTGAAGTATAGTTAATTTTGTTTTCAGCTAACGACAAACCACGCAATATTTTTTGTTGTTCCTTTTGCGCCCTTGTCACAGTTTCATATGTAATATCTTTAAGAGAAGTAGAATTACAATCTATATCTTCTGGTTTGTTAACTTTTGGTGGAGGTAGAATAAAGTCAGGATGTCTAACAACATCTTGCGTCATAATATTTTTTAACTTCACGGGTTCATATGACTGGGCTACACTTTCGCAAAATCTTTTTTCTGCAACGGGTAGAACTTTGCCGGGAAGTGTCACAAGAGCGTAAACATTTTCGGGGTCTAAAAGTTGCTTTTCTGTTATAACCAACCATGAGTCTGTAAACCTGTCGTACCTTCTTGCAAATGTAATCAAACCATCGTCATCGCTAAAGGGATTTTGGGCAAGCTTGACTGCACCCGGAGAGCCAGCAACATTAGTTGGGGCGACTATCGGTATGCCACTTAAATATTGTACACCCGTTTCTCTTAGCAAAATAACGTCTTCATAGCCCTCGCCAAGCCTTTGAGATGGGCTTCTAAGAATTTCTTTTAATTTCCAGTTTAGTCCATATTTTTCCAAGACACTAACTACTGCTGGAAACTTTACAGTTGCTTCAAACTCTTCGTATAAAGGTTGTGTCGGATAATTCCAAACAACATCTCTTCCGTTTGCGCCGGATCTGTTAACACCAAATACAGGAGATATTTTAGGTGGTATTCCAGATGCGGTTAAACAACCAGATGGATCTCTAACTTGCACTATGGTTGGCGGCTCCATTGCTACATTTACAGTATAATCGGATGCCCATATATGAGTTGGAGCCTTTACGACTTTGGGTGTCATATAAAACTCTTCATCTATATTACATTTTACGTAAGCAACAGATTCGTATTTTTTAGTATCAGCTTTTCTTTTAAGCCTGTCGTCCATAGAATCTAATGAAGTCAAATCATTAAATGACTCATTAAGAAAATCTCTTGGATCTACTTCAACGTTGTCTAAACTTTCTGAAACATCAGCAACGAACATTCTAGACTTATTTTTATCTCTGTACTGCTGAACATAACTATCTGAAGGAACTTGCGTAAAATCATAATATTGACTATTGTCAAACCTTACATAAGCACTTACTCTACTGGTTCCTACTAATAGATTGTTTAGATCTACAGGAACCAAGCCTTGCTCAACCGCTCTAGGAAGTTCAGATGGGTTGTCTTCAACGTGACGACTCTCAGAAAGTGACATGTTTTGATCGTACAGTGCATAATTAAAAAATCCACCTTGAGGTTCTGGTTTGTAATTAAAGTCCCACTGCTCTGCGACTGGATTCCAGTTACATTTTAATGCACCGTAAGTGTATGCTTTTTTAGCAGTGTATGGCTTCAATGTTTTAGGATTTATAGCAACGTACTCTTGTTTAAGCCTAGCGTAATCAATGTAATGATTATGTTTTTCTTGAAACGGATTTAGATTAAGCGCCGCTCTTAAATAAGATATTTCCAAATCAAAAAAGGCAGAGTTAACATAAGAAGCATCAGAATTTATTGGTAACGGCCTAAACCCAAAAGGTCCAGTTGCAAAGTTCTGTGTAAAATCTGGATAATAGGTTATTTGTTCGTTGTAATTAACATTACAAGCCTTTGGTATTTTTACTAAGAATTTCTTCCCTAGACACTCATCTGCTATCTTTTTCAAGAATGCATGAATTTTTTCTGCGTTCTTCTTTTGCTTTTTTGCTATCTGAGAAATTGTCTTTGTTAGTGGAACTCCATCTCTTGTGCTTTTAGATACAGCAAGAATACCTTGTTGGTATGAGCGAAATCCAGCAGCTTCTTCTTCATAAATTTTTTGAAGTCTAGCAAAGTCTTCTCTAACTGAATTTTTATAATCTTCATAAGCACGACTTACATCGGCGTTATCATTGTATTTTGATATACCGTCAAGACTATTTAAAATAGTATTCATTCTTGAATAAGCTTCATCTTTATTATCAAAGAAATATTTTGCTCTATCGTCAGCAAGTTCTGAAGCCTTTTCGTAATTAGACATGACTTGAGTAATAGCACCTTGTATAGAAACAAGACCGGCTTCAGGTATGCCCATCTTTTCTGCTCTTTTATAGTAAAGAGGATATCCATACGGAGGATTACATGGACTTGCTGGAAGTCCGTCGTCGCCCATCCAGCTTTTTTCAGAGTCCCAAAGGCATCTAGGAACAGAAACGGCGTAATCTCCACTTGCAAGCGCATCAAATTGACGACTTATTTCTATATTTGTTGCAGCATCTTTTATTTCTGTAACTTTGTCTACAATAGTATCATTTTTCAAGCTTCTCCACATGGTTTGATTTTCTGCCATTTCTTGCAGATAAACTTCGTCGTACTGCAAAATGAAATCTCGCCACTGCTCATAAGACACAGCAGCGTGTCTTAACTCTAACTCTGTAGCAACGTAGTAATTACCAACGCCATGAGCATTTAAGCTTTGAGTGTCAATAAGAATTTGCTTGTATGGACCAAAGCCTTTTGGTATACTAACAGCCTTTTCTGTTCCAAGAAATCCGTAAAAAGGTAAAATCTGTTGGCTAAGAGATGTTTGAAGTTCCCACTGACTCTGTTGTAGATAGTCAAAATGATTATTTAGACCATCTTTAAGTCTTCTAAGCTGTAGTTCATCTCTGTCTTTATTGTTGTGAAAGTAGTACATTTCAACTTCTTGTGCGCCAACAACAAATTTATCAGTTGTTACATTTGATACCTCAAATCCAAGATCTTGATTTTCAACGTAAACTTTTCTTTGTTCTAATCCATAAATGTAATCTTTAACAGCGCCATATCTTGGCTGTCTAGTCTTGTCGATTCCATCAAGTCTAATGATACCTGCAATTTGATTTTCTGGTTTGTTATTAACCTCAACCTCCCAGCGGTTTCTCCAATAGTATGTACTACATGCTGGGTGGTTTATAACAGGAAGAAGTGATACAAATAAATCATGGCTTGTTATGTCGCAGATCTCTTGAGCTAGAGACAATATGTCAAGCTGGTCAAAATCCATAAAATACATTTTAGGAATTAAGTTTACTGGTAGCCCCGAAAAGTCTACAGCATAATTGTAACCCCTGAAATTTACAATACCACCAAATCCAGCCTCTCTGTACTCCCTTGGTAAATAGCCATATTTATTAAAGAGAGAAGCAAGACCCTGCGATATTCTGTACCAAGGCATACCTTTTTCAGACCTACGAGAAAAGCCTTGACCCGTAATAGGGAAGTCGCTAGCCATCCAACCTAAGTCTGCTATTTGACCAGCGTAGTCAGACAGCGTAAAGTCTACATCATCAGATAAAAAGATAGCGCTATTAAATGTGGGAGCAAAAGCGCCAGTATATCTAATTGTTGGGCCAACTATTTTCCCGTCTTTGTCTTTTGGTAAAAATACCTCTGGGTATATCAAAGATGGTGCATAGTAAGTATCGTCATTTTGATAAACTACTTCCCCTCTAGAGCCAACCCTTTTCTCAAGTATTCGCTTTCTTTCAAAACTACTATCTAAAAATCCTTGAAGTTCGTCACTAGGGTCATACTCTAAAAATCCATATACATTGATAAGATTTTTGTAGTTGTAAACAGTGCCTTGATAATTATTTAAAAGAACTATAGCGTTAGATAGTATTTCTCTGGGGTCTGATAGTTTAGCGTTGTAAAGAGGTGCGCCACCATTACCCCTGTTTTCTGTGTAGGTTTGTAAAATACCACCGAACGCGAAGTGGTTTTGACCGCGATTTTTAAATCCATAAGAATCATCGTCCATCGCATAGTATTTTGTTCTATCTACAAATACATCTGCGTGATAACCCGAATCTGGTGGAACTGGCGAGATTGCGCCAGAGTAAAAAGCATACTCTTTATCAGGTATATTTAATTTACTTAAAACTCCAGACGGATAGTTTGGGTCTTGCCTTCCCACTCCACTAATTCTTGGTAAGTTAAAATCTACAAAAGTATAAAAACCATAGGTATCGTCAAAAGTTTTTCTAAACGCTTGCTCAACGGTTGCGGGGTTTTGACCAAACTTAAAGAAAACTGGCGAACCAACAACGGGTGGCTGAAATACATCTTTAGATCCATTGTGATAAACGTCATCCCCAGAACCCAAAAGGGTTCCGTCAGAATGGTTGTACTCATCCGTCACAAGATCTACAGACAAAGAAGAACTAGTATCGCCAAAACCGGCGTTAAGATTAAAATTTCTAATAGAAGCACCAAGGAATGTCTGTTGCCAGAATCCACGGTTTTGATCTGTCCAGCCAGCAACAGATAATGAACCGTCTTTACCTTGAGGTAAGACAGGACCATCTAAATAATTCTGGTTTCCTAAATCTTCTTTAGTTATGCCAGTATTTGGAATTATACTGTGATTGTATTCATTTGCCATCTTATAGTCCTAATAGTCCACTAACTGCGTTAAATTTTTCTTGTAATTCTTCTTGTGAATTATATTCTTCCTCCTCAGATTCTGTGTCGTCCCTATCAATTTGCGGAAATGGAGGAACCGGAGAAGCTAGCACATTATGAAAATCACTAGAGGATCTTGATGGAGAATATACATTGTCAAAAATATTTACGCCAGTCCAATTTTGTGACGTTAAATTTCTAAACTTTCCGGCGCCGTATACACTATATAAATACACGGATCTAGCATTAGAAAGAAAAGGTATTTCGTTTAAGTTAGATAGATCTTGAACAACCTTTTCATGAGTTCCCTGCTGGAAACCTTTTAATCTGGGTATGTAGTGGATATACGTATAAAATATTTGAAAGTCTTCAAAGCCTTTATCAACCTTGTCGTGATCTGCATTTGAAAAATGACTATAATAATATCTTCTTGTTTCGTCTTTGTACTGAAGTTTTCTCTTTCTTTTGTCGTACCCAATTGGTATTTCTACAACTTTATCTAATTTTCTACCAAAATGAAAAATCCCTAACTGATCAACATTTCTACCATCTAGCCACAGTAAATATTTTTTATTCTGATTTATCTTAACCTCTCCAGTATCAAAATAAGCTTCATGATCTAGATCATCAAAAAGTATTATAGCAGCAGAATTTCCAGACGGAAAAGTTGGACACGCATAATATATTTCACTATGAATATCTGGTGAGAAATAAATACCACTAGTATCCCACCAGTGAGCGCTGTATCTATCTGGTCCGTCAGGGCTAGGCCAAACTGTATAATTACCACTAGAAAAATAAAAGTTACCACGATCTATTCTAACCCCGTTTTCTTCTGGGTCATGGGGATATAAAGCAGGAGCAGAGATGTGACTTTGGTCTTCATCCAGTGCAATATTATAGAATCTAGATGGGTCATCAAATCCCTCGCCAGAAGGGAGTAGTTCAGACCCAACTCTTACAGTCCCGCCGTCTACACTAATGACTCTTTCAAGAATCTTTCTCTGCTCATCTGATAAAGGTAGAATCGGATCTTTGCCGGGGTCATGAAATCCCCACTGATAAAAAGTGCTATTACTAGGCGTCGTCATTTATCTAACTCGTAAGTCCAAGAAATATTAAATGTATAACTTCCGTCTTTTGGGTTCCAGCTTTCTGTGGGCGCATTTATAAAATACTTTCTAATTCCCGGCTCTTTTGCTGGGCTTAATTCTGCTAACAAATCGGCTATCTGTGTAGCAGTTGGTTCTACGATGCTAGGTTTTTTAAGTAGCAATGGATTTCTTGTTTTCCCGTATGGCAACTTGGTGTAGTCCACAACCAGACTAATGCTTACATCTCTTTTGTATTCTGTTCTACCGCCAATGTATTGCAGAATAGGTCCAGTTGGACGACCTATAACCGGAATCACAGCAAATACGTCTCCGGGGTATGTATCGTTTACATTTATTTGTTCAGACAAAACTCCAGATATAATATTTGTAGGTCTATTGTCAAAAGCTAGGCTGTAAGTTATTTCGCCTGTAAATTCATTAGTCCCTAAAGTTATAGAGTTAGGAGAAGAATTTAACTCAACAGAAACTAAATTGTTTGCTCTTTTATAAATATCTGATATAAATCCATACTTGCCAGAGTTAGATATTTGATTATATTTTAACTGTGCATTTTCAAATCCAGTTCTAACGCCGAAGTTTTTAGAATTTGAATCATTCCTCTCTTGTATATGATATCCGCTAGGAGTGTACTCGCTAAGACCCCTCACAGAACCATCAATAGAAACGCTAACAAATGGAGTGCTTAGACTTGAGTTGATAGACGCAGACCAATTTTCAAGCGCATTGCCACTCGCCATAACCCAAGTTTCAGTCGCGGTGTAAGTTCCTCCAGCCATGTCAACACTTTCCGTTATGACATGATTATATCCTTTGTATGCATTTACAAGCGATACTGTACCTTTTCCAATCTGACCAAATACATTTGGATATGCTCCACTTGCATTTCCATAATTTAGCCTTTCTTGAACAAATTTTTTGGCTTGAACCCAAGCGGGCATAGTTCCATCTTCTACTCCCGGTATCAAGTTGCCATTAGAATCTTTATACTGGTCTGAATTTAAATCAATTCCAGCATTTGGGTCAAAGTAGTGCTTTTTACCCACGGCGCTAATTGTATGACTAATACGGTAAGTTCTAGGCAAGAAAACATCTTGGTTAGGATTTACTTGTTTGTCATACCTCTCGGTTTGACCTTCATCAACCTCTAAAGACCAATCTTCACTATAATCTTGAATAAATCTAGCGTTAAATTGTTCTATTAATTTCTTTTCTGTAATACCTTGCGCACTATCATAAACATCAAAAATTTCTTTATCAGAAGGTGGGCCGGTCAAGCCGTCTCTCGTTTCACCAACTCCAAGTTCTCCACTAGCACCAACTACATATAAACCTTCTACATCTGGTGTTAGATTTGCATCATTATCACCTTTTGGGTAAAGAAGCATGTCGGCTTCAAGTGAGATAGTGTAACCACAAGTGTTTATATAGATACCTTCTTCAAAATTTATATCAAGAACTCTAGGGTAACAAACTATAACGGCTCTATCACCATCAATATCAGATATTTCTAATCGCTGTCCGTCTTGGGCGAACAAACCTCTCAAAACTCTTTGTTTTGATAAAATTGCAGTGGCTCTATCTCTAAGATGAACCTGCTGCTCTGGCGGCCTACTGTCCACCATTCCGTCACTTGGAAGATTTGTAGAGCGGTGGCTAACATCCGTGTCAAACTGACCATATGGCCCCTTTTTGTTTGGTTCAGTTACCCCGCTGGTAAATTCTATTCTGTTCCCAAAGGCGTTGCCTAGTGAAGCCACATTATCTACGGTATAAGGAGATCCTTCATCTGCCAGTATAGTTCCAGTTAGATTTATAGAGTAATTAACACCAAACGGATCTCCAGCCGCATTTTTCAACACATTAGTACTAATAGACACAAACGGGGTTGGTCTAATTGTACACTCTTGCGCTGGATCGTTCTTGTATCTTATTCTAATCGGCATTATTTACCCCTAATTCGTAAATCTAACGAAGCGCTATTTACTCCTGACACTCCAGATACAAACAAGTCCATTTCACCAGAATTAAAGAACCTGTTTCCAGAAACGTAAAAATCAATGTCTCCACTGGCGTAATCTCTATTTCCAGAAGTATATAACTCTATATTATTATACACATATCCACCATCTGTGTCTTTTATAAACAATGGCATATCTTGCTGCCCAGATCCCGGAACTGCCTTTATAACCATATTAATACTATTATCAATAGGAATTCCACTTATAGGTGTTCCAATGACATATTTTACAAAAGGTCTGTGGATGGTAAACCCTTTTGTGGCTGAATCAAATCCAGAACCTTCTAGGTAAATCTCTCCAAATCTGTTTGCAACAACCACTCCAGAAGCTTTATAAGTAATAGGATCTCCAGAAACGGGCTGTTCAACAATCAAGGATACATTTCTTGAGTTTTCTGGACCAAACACTCTAGCAAATATGTAACCGCTTTCAGTTGGAATAACTGCTGGTTGCTCTCTTAACATTGCGTCGTAAGTAAATGCCGCTCCAGCGTTTTTCAAAAATCCTGTTGTATGATTGCCACTGGTAGGGTAGTCATGATTGATAGCTCCACCCACCAGCGTGTAGTCACTATCTCCACGGAATGACCTGTGCATAGCAACAGACACCCCAAACTTGTCATTCTCAGTTCCAGATGGATCAGACGCAGTAGAAACAAATCTACCTCTGTGTTGTTGCTTATTTAACTTTTCAGCAAAAACAACCGTTTTAGATCTATCACCAAAATTTGTTAAATCATGCCTGTAGGTATATACGGCGCCATCATTTAGAACTGGATTGCCACTTGACTCTGGGTACAAGTGGGCTGGAATGTCAAACTCTGCTGTAAATTCTTTTCTAAGAAACGCTGAAGTGCCATCGTAAACGTGGTTATGTTCAGTTATCCAATCGTGATTTGGCGCACCAATAGCAAACATGTCAGAAGCAACAGAAACAGAGCGTCCAAACTGATCTGTCTGCCTAAAGTCTTCGTCGTTATGATCTTGACTTCTTTCTGTTCCAATATTTTTTTGACTTTTTATATTAGCAGCACTTAACCCGCCACTAACGCCAACGTTTGCGCTTTCTGGTTTTAGCTTATCTTTATATTCAAACGGAAGGAATTGAGATTTAGCGTTTGTTCCTTGACCAGTTCTTTCAAAGAAGAAAGCAGCACCAGCGCCGCCGTACTCGCTAATTTTGTAGCCAGACAGATATGGTGCGCCAGAAACTTCCGTCCAATCCCAAACCTTGTTTGGATCAAATGCATTAAAAGGACAACCTACAATTAGTTTGCTATCACTAAGGTCAACAGAGTATCCAAACAAATCACCGGGAAATCCAGAAAATGTGTCAATGTAATCTAGGTAGTCTCTACCAGTTAATTTCTGTAATACAGTAATACCACCCCGTATGCCTTCGTCTTTAGGGTAATAAATTACATTTATTTCTACCTGCTTACCATCTTCAAAAGCAAACCTTGGAATACCAGCTTCATCTTTTTGTTCATTAGTAAGTGGGCCAAAACCTCGGAATATTCCACTAAATCTTGGGTGTACACCGTAAGTATTTTCTATCAGATTAACAAAACTAGCTCTCTCAGATTCAATCTGATCAAAGGGAGGATTTTTCTGTCTGTAAACATTTACTGGAGCAAAATCATCTTCATCGCTTCTATAAAGCGCCTGCTTCCCGGTTTTTGCTGACACTCCCGGTTTTCCAAATCTTCTTGTTAGTCCTTCTTCGTTTACTAGCGAATAGTATTTAGCTGGACTACCCGCTTCTGGACTTCTAATTTTTTGCACGTATTCAAACTTTGTTCCAGTTTCAAAATACTCTTCATTTTTTTCAAACTTTTGCTCTTGTTGATTTTCTTGCGGGCTTGGCAAATAAAGACTTCTTAGAAACTTTTGATTGTCACCAACTGCATTGTCTCTATAATGTGGGCATTTGCCCTGAATAATAGTTGGGTCAGAGATAACAACAATTCTAGACCTTCTTTTGCCAGCGCTAAATGACGAAAAGTTTTCTAATTCTTCAGCGGCAACGACTGGCCCATCTTCAATTAACTTTTCCGTAGTAATTGTTTCGCAATCTACCAACCCCGGTTCTACATAATTTTCACGACTTCTAGATATTGGCTGAAGAACTCCTGATATAACTATTCGCTGCTCAGGAATAACACTAGAAGGAGTGCAAGTCACTTCCCATCCGTCATGAACATCTATACATGTTTTTGTTGTTACATGTACAGTTTCATAAGGTATTGGGCATCCAGATATAGAAACAATTCTAACAGATCTAGGCTCGACAAACACACTGTCTGCGTCTATTTTTTCGTGCTTACTAGCGTCAAAAGCTACCGTCAATTCAGTTCCAGATGTACCAACTTGAATCCTGTAAGACTTTTGCTTGACGTTGCCAATCTCTGTTTTTGTTAAAGAGTCATGAGCAAAGCTGCCATCCTCAATACTATTGTCAGAGATAACAATACCAGTATCTATCTTATCATCGTTAGTTTCAGAAACGTAGTTAACAAAGACTTGATATCCAGAGGTATCTACGACCGGGAATGTAACAGAAGCGCTAGCCTGCATTGTAAAGAACGCTTGGTCAATAAACTTTTTCTTACGTGCAGTTAGTGACTCCTCGTACTTAATTATTCGACCACTTGGCTCGGTGTCAATAACTGGGACAATATTAAATTCATTTCTTCTAAATGGATCATTTATATCATCGCGGAATGTTGTTAAGTAATTAATGTATGTATAATCTGAAGGATAATTTTTTAACCATGAAAATCCTTGAGGGCATCCACTGACTATTTCATAATCATAGTTTATTGTTTGAGGTGTTTGATCTAAAAGCTGTGCGCTTAAATAATCACTAACCAATTCCGAAAAGGCTGGCTTCATATTTAAATCGAGCTTACTACAAATCTTTGTTACATTTTTGATTGTATCAAAAGGTTGAGAAATTATATTGCCAATATTTCCAAAATTGTCTTCTTCGTAAATTTCTGGTTGAATATTGTATGTTATAACAACGGTTTTGTTGTCATTTACTAAATACTCTTTTATTTTTTGTACACCGTCTTCATCGTACCCAGTTGGATCTGCAATCCAAAGCACATCAGCAAGAGCGTAATTTTCATGCGCTGTAAAGTTTTGCTCAACAGTATGTTTATGAGAAGATAAAAGATTAAATAGGTCAGATCGACTTTCTTCATCTCTATCCATTACATCAAAGTCAGACATTACATCTGCAAAAGATTCTCTGCCAGTCCAACCTCCAATTTGGTAAACCACACCCGGATTATCACAGTTTCTTTTTACTATACTTGAATAAAACGCAGGGTTCTTGTCATCTTCACCGGCGCTCTTTTCTGGGTCGTTACCAAGGTTGATACGGTTTTCTGGTCTAGTAGAAGCTATCATTATAACCTTAGAGCCAACACCAGCATAACTAGGAGCTTCTTGACAAACCAATGGGCTGTCTGGGGATACTATTTCTGTTTCAAATCCATCGTCCATTATCTGGCTGGCAATTTTACCTTTAGCCTGCAAGATTGGATTTCTAAGATTTAATGCCGTTGGGTTTGTAAATGTATTTAAGTTAAATGCATTGAATGTACCGCTCGGCCCATTTGTTGGCACAAGTGGTTCATAAATGTTAAATGCTATTTGATCTAAATGGTCTGTTGCCAATCTTTGAAATGACGAACCAACCTCAAAACACTCTTTTCTAAATAACTCTGAAGATGTGCATACTTCTGGAATTATAATTTCTGGAATAATTTTAATTCTATCTGGAGTTTTTCTAGCAGCAGTTAAAATAGGTCTAGGGTCTTGATATGGAGAATCTAAATTTCCGGGAAGTGGATATTGATCACAAGCCCTACTTGGATTTGGATTATCGAAATACATAGGCCAGTTGGTTTTATACTCTATTTCTGCGCAGCCAAAAGGACCGCAAATAGAGCAGATAGAATTCCACTGCGCTCTTAAATCGCCAAATTGTTTAAGGGGAAGTTCTGGCTCTGGATTTAAAGGTTTTAAGGGATCGTTACATGGCATTTGCACACCACTACCTTTGAATACAGAAACCTCGTTGTCTTTAAGTCTTATCTTAATATCACCAACACCTCTAGCATAAATATTGTCAGTACTAATTTTAGATTCGTATTCACTAAAAGTTGTGTGATTGTATTCAGGTTGAAATGCTTGCACCACATTGAAAGACCCAGATTCAGCACATTCCAAAAGCGCATCTTCTTGATTTCTTGCAGCTTGAACTACCATCCTAGAACCAAGCTTTTCAAGTATTGTATTGACAATATCTGTAGACTTTGCGTATGCGCCGCCATCCTCAAACTTAGGGTCGTTAGCAACAAGCACTAACGTTCTATCGCCAAGAGCTAGCCATTCCTTGATATTGGTAAGTATTTCTTCTCCACCGTCTTGAGAAATAACATCTCTTTCCGGTGTAATAATAAAGGCAACTCCAGCGTCTTGAGGTATCTTCTTTTCAGAAAATTCCATCTTCCTGAACGATCTAGGTTTAGTTCCCTCTTCTGCTACATCAACACCAAAGTAGATACCCATTCTCTCGTAAGAAATAGAGGTATCATTTTGATTAAGGGATCTATCAAGATTTCCAAATCTAGTAAACTCGACAACACCGCTATGAGGGTGGTATTTTCTTGATTCAAAAAGTCTGACTGCACCAGCATTTGTTATAGAGGGCCAACGATTATTTCCAGAGCCTAAATCTGTTGTTCCGCCATACCAAACATTAAGGTCATCAAACTCATTGAATGAATCTGTTGGCGCACCAAATGCAACTATATTGCCAGTATCGCTAACTGCACAGCTATACCCAAGCCTTGATGTTGGAGCAAATTCACTAGCTAAAAATCCCCATGTGCCAGTGTAAGGAATGTCTGTGTACTTATAGTCATATATTTTTTTGTAAAGCTCAATAGTATTAGTAGCGCCCCAGAAACTAACGTCTGTTCTATAGAAGAACTTATCGGATGCATTTAATTCTAAATAAGATTGTGACTGAGCAATACTTTCCCCGGAGTCTGCAAGTAATTCATCATACCTATCTATATTTGCAGAAAAATCTAATCTAGTGTTGTCTAGACCATTGTAATCATGACGACCGCTAGCATGAACAAACCAGTCTCTAATGTTAGAATACATTCTGTCATTTTCAGTTTCAACTCTTTCAAAAACTTCGCAAGGTCTTGGAGTGAAGGGAGATCCAATAGCAATAATCTTACCATCTTTACTTATATCAACAGCATGACCAAATCTATCGTGATAGTCTTTGCCTAGTTCAAAGTTCAAAAAATCATCATTGCTTTCATCGTCACCAAGAGCTATTGTAGAAGCCCTTCTATTGAAAGTTTTAATCTCTTGGACTAAGTTTATATCATCGCCCTCTTTGTCGAAAATGTAAACTTTACCCCCAGAAGAAGGTGGTATTTGAAATGTTCCAAGCGCAGGGTTAGCGTTAACATCAAAACCACTAGCTATGTATCTAAGCGCATCGTTATTTATAAGATTTCCAGTGTCAAGCGTTTCTTGTAGTAACTGAACAGAAGCGTCAGCCCATTTTTCTGCAACGCCATTTATTCTATTTACATAACCGCTATTGGGGTATGAAGTTTCTGGATCAATAACGCCACTTTGATAAGCATAAGATTGATAGAAATTAACAAAGTTTTTGATAGGTTCATTTATGTCGTCGCCACCCAGACTAGACGGGCTTTCATCTGCAAATATACCAAGTATGGGCGGCAACCCGCTATGAGGGTTGTCGGAAACTTTAAAGGCATCTAGGAAAAGAGATTTGATATCTTTAGCAATTGACTCCACAGTAACAGTTGCGTCTACGTTAGAATTGCTAAGTTTGTCTATATAGGCGAACTTTAAAAAGTCATGTTTAATAAACTTGGGTGGTCTTGGTGTGTCTGGCCCAACAAAGTTGTATATCAACAATTTAATATCTAGCTTGGGATTAAAATCAAAATCTGGCCTTTCCCATTTTTCTGCAAAGTAAGTGTAAAGAACATCAAACACCTTAGCTTCGTTAGCAACTCTATTTATAAGATTATCTAAATTTTGAAACTTGTCTGTAAAAACAGCCATGCAAACAGGGATGCCAGAAACATTCAGGTCATCAAACTCTCTAGTCCAAGCTGCATGTGGAGCGCCAACAACAACGGTTTCTTTATTACCACTAGAACTTAACGCAACACTATGTCCAAACTCGCGACCTTCTTGACCAATATCCCATTGTTGGAAAGGTATAGAAAATTCAGTGTTGGCACTGTTTTGTGGATACTTGATTGCCGTTCCGGGTGTAGAGGCAACGTAGTCTCTAATAAATCCACTTGGTAAAACAAGTTTTTGTTCTAAATCCCAACCTGCTTTTCTGCCTGCAACATCTGTGTTTCTTCTGTACAAAAATACAGCGCCGCCACTTGGCATACCGCTTCCATACTCATCGTAAATGGTGAGACCCGGAGCGCCTACGGCCATTAGATTTTCACAAACAGATACGGATTTTCCATAGTGTGTACCTGAATTTCTACAAGTTACATCAAGAACACCGTCTGGATCATAATCGCTTACAAGTTTAATTCCAGAATAATTAAGGGTTTGTTGATTTTGATCTCCAATTGTTCCCGGCCCACATATACCATACTCCCATTCTTCCCAGTCTCTAGGTTGAGAAATACCATGCGTCTCACCCGTTTCAATAGCCATTGTAACAAAGTAAGGTTGGTTTGGAACAAGCTTGGTATATTTTCTTATGTCATAGTAATTGCCAGAATAACTACCGGGGGATTCATTAAATGCCTTTTGTACACTTGGGTTAGTATATGTAGCAAAAGCTCTAAATATACCACCATCAACACAAACTGCTGGTCTCCAAGTAACATCATCCGTTATTAAGGCTGGGTCGGTTGCCGTTCTATTACTCATGTTCGCATACTCCATATCCCACAGTGTTAACACCTCTTATTTCATTGTCCAGACTAAGGCTAGAATAAATATTGTCTCTAGCGTCAATCGCAACCCCATAATCGTAACTATCCCAATTAAATCCACCTCCAGATGAAGATCCACCGTGAACGTTGTAGATAAACAAAGGCATAGATCCAGAAATTGATCCCGGCTCTACTATATTAGACTGCAAGTACAATGGCATATTGCCAGTTGTAATTATCGTTCCACTTCCTGAGACAAACAGTGGCGCTTGAAGAACTCTAAAGTTACTCTCTAATTTTTGCTCACCAGTGCTAAACAGATTTAACGAGTTGTTGTTTGGAGATGCGCTACCGTCTCCAGCAAGATGATCATTAAACAACATTAAGTTGAAGGGATTTGCTCTAAGGAAATTCCAATAACTACCAGCGCCATAAATCATGCCGTTGTAATCCATCGAACCAACAACAGACTCTTGACTAAGTGGTTTCAATACATTTAGAGTCAAAGAAGCGTTTGAATTAGTTCCGTCCGGTTCATTAGCGCCAATTCTCATCCCTAAACCGAATACATTTCCACCGCCACCGCCACCCATACTACCGCCAGTATTTAGGTCGCTTGTAACTATTTGCTTGCCGTGTACAAACAAGTCAAGAATACCGCTATGCTCCACAGGTAATCGACCTGACGTGTAAAGATCTATTTGACCGCTTGCGTTAGCAGAGGCTTGGGTATATAAATCTAGGCTGTCTTCAATTCTAACAACACCAGAAATTAATAAATCTAGCTGTCCACTTTGTGGAACTAGCTGTTGACCACTTGTATATAATTGAAATACATCACCACTTGCATAACCAGAAACACCAAATGTATATAAATCAAGGATACCACTGTCTACAAGGCCGCCACTAGCAAATAAATCAAGAGAACCGCTTGAAGGATTTGGTTTAACAAAAGCATTCTCTGCTCTAACGTGCGCCGTATGTATTTGTAGGTTTGATATAAATCCGTCAGAAGATGGGTAGACAATATCGTACTGCAAGAACATATCGTCAACATCTTGAGAGAACAATCTCTCGCTAAAATCTTTTACCTTTTGGTCATCTGGGAAGAACGCCCATTGCTCAGATTCGTCACACAAATCTTCATGACTAAATGAGCTTTCTATTTTTATAATTGAGCTAGGGCAAGGTTCAATATAATGTATACTTCTATTTATCAAACCGTAGTTTTCTGGACTCCAATATGGCTCTTGACTCTTAGTGTAAAGGCTTACAATAAGTTTTGGACCACTTGTACATCTGTCCCATTGAATATTACCACTGGTATGATTTGTTAAGATGGTATCAACAACAAGGGCGTTGTCTGTAAACTTATAACCTTGCGGTAAATCTTTTCTCACCCTTGGGTAGATTGCATGGAAGTTTTCTGGCGAATCGCTTAAATGAAATCTAACAAAGTCGTTTTCAACCTGAGAGTGGTAAGAAACGCCACTGTCTATATTTGCTGGGAATGTTAAATTTGTTCTATTACCATAAGCCACCCCGTCATTTTCAAGATGGAACGATATTAGGTCTCTATTCGTTCTTTTTGTCAAAGCGTCAAACGATGGACTAAACGCTGGACTTCTAAATGCGCCAATAGTCCAATCGTGATAGCTGTCCTCGTTTACATACTCCCACAATTTAAATGTATCGTTTACATGAGATTCTTCTGGGTCAAAGAATTTCATGCTTTGATTATCAAAGAATTCTGTGGCTGTTATTTGTTTAAGATTTCTGTCTGGATTTGATTGAACAACATTAGATCCACTTCCATCAAACGGGTGTGTAAATGCTATTTCAGCAAGTAAATGTGGTATGTTTCTCTCTTCAGAACAGCCAAAAGAAAGTCTATTATGTACATGTGACAAGCTGACAGTGCTGCTTGTTGCTCTTAGATTTGTAAATTCACCTTTATGTAGTTCATTGTCTGTGTACAGTCTTATTTTTTGATCTAAATTTTCATTGTACGTAACAAGTACAGTCAAGGGGAATTGATAACCGCTATAAGGTAGTGTGTCAGAAATTACTTCGCTTCCAGCGGCAGCAAACAATTTACCGCCAGAATAACCTACCTGCAAACCAGTATTGTTAGGTGTGTCAAAGGTGTAGAACAGCACTCCAAGGTCATAGTAATTGTAAGTCGCTCCACTTGCGTTAGCATCTGGAATAAATCTACTATAAATAGATATTCCGCTCTCAGTGTTAACGTCTGTAAACTGTAGGTTGTCACCACTGCCTACTCTAAGTATATTATCGTAACCATCAAATATTTGACCGTAAAGCTCATGGTTTTGGAAATTAACACTACCACTAGCTAACGATGTCCAGTCTGCCGTTTTATATTCACCACTGTATCCCGGTAAAATGTCACCAAACAAAGTTCCGCTTGTTAACCTAGAACCAATGTTTTGATGCAAGTCTATAGGTGACGATGTGAATTGTGCATTTCTTGCGGTAGATATAGGTGTTGCTCTGGAGTAGAAAGTGGTTCCACTTCTTCTACTAAAGTCAATAAGGCAGTCAATGAATGGCGTGTCTAGCTGTGGGTTCTCAAATCCAAAGCCAAACTGGTCTACATCAAATGGTCCAAACGTAAGACCTTGCATACCGCGCCATCTTCTGGCATAGTTTGTTTTAATTGTACTAGGCGAAGTAAACTGATGGGGAATACCTTCCAACCTAGACATAGGCTGGAATCCAGAACCAGTGTTTAGATAAGCATCGCCAGACGCCATTCCCGATGGGAAAAAAGCACCCTCACTTCTTCCAGCTTGAGCGCGACCAATGTCTCCACCTTGAGTAGCCAGAGTAAATGCATTTTGAGGTTTATATCTAACTATAAGATGAATATCAGATATAGAAGCGCCACTTGGCAGTGGGAAAATATCTAAGTATAGATTTTCAAAGAAGGTACTCCAACCATAATCTTTTGGTAAACCAAGTTCAACTTCATCTTTAAATATTTTTAATGGAAGTTCATATGTTCTAAATTCTTCACTATCAACAAGCGGATACATTGTCAACTCATAGTGATCTCCACTTGCAGTATTTTCAAAGTATGCAAATTTATCAGAAATAGCTTCGCCATCTATACCAAGATCATCTATCCTTGCAAAGCCAGAGGCTGTCGGTGGAGTAAAGAAGTCAGTGCCAGATGGGTGCTGCAAGAAACCGCCGCTTGGACTTGTAACATTAAGAATGCAATCATCGCTGTAGCCAACTACGTCTAAGAAGAAATCTCTCGTACCCGCAGATTTTCTAGCTGTCACAGACAAGCTAATAGAATCTATATCATGATAAATATTGTCTGTTTGATTTAACGATACCGTATTCTCTGTATTAAACGCTCCAGAAGGATGGAATCTACCGTCAGAAAATGTGGGAGAAGTCCATATATCTGCTATAGATTGGTCAAAGGCTACATTGAATGCTCCGGGCGTTACCTCGCTAACACTGCTTTGACCAGTTCCAAACTTCAGAATTAATTTGCCAGAGTCATTAATAACATCATGAGTTGTTATGTAAGTTTCATTACTCTCATCTGTGATGTAAGATATTAATTTTGCGTTATGACAATCATCTAAATTAGAGTACTCTCTCTCATGATCTGTCCAAAGAAGATTGCCAGACTCAGGGAATATAGTTGTATCAAAGCCTTTTTCTGGAATATATTTAGGTAGTATTTTTCTTTCTAATCTTTTACCCTTTTCTGGGTTCATCATGATTAGAGGCATGTAGTTTTCTGGACTTGGGCCAATTCCGGGAAATCCACTACTCCAAATTTCTATGGTAGATATTCTTATATTGTTGGTTGGCTTGATAGCAATTTCATTACCATCCGGGTCGTCCTCCATAAACCCATCTGAAAATCCACCGTCAAAAGCATCGTCCATTGGCTCTGCTAAAACATCAAACGATAAAGTATAGCCATTCTTCTTTTGTAGGTCTGGATATCCGTCTTGCCACTCGTATTTACTTGCAACTACATTATTACTTGGTTTTAAAGAATATGTAGTAAAGTTTTTATACATTCCCGGATGTTTATCGTCACTTGCGTCACCAAAGAAAGTAAAATCTTCGTATTGAACAATCAAACCGCCGCTAGGGTCTTCAAACTTAATATTTTTAATTGTATATCTGGGTGCAACCTCAGATTCAATATTATTAATGGGCGCAGAAACCCTGAATAATATTCTACTATCTAAAGGTTTTAACGTAAAATTGTCTAGATAAAATTTAGCTTGATACTCACCCGACGTATGATTAGTGTGGGGAGTCATATAACTACAAATATCATCAGCGACTAATTCAGAATACTCATTGTGGGTAGTATACTTACCTATAAAAACGCCTTCATTTATAAAACTAGCTACTGGAAGCGTTACTTCAAGTGGCGCGTGACACTCTGCGCTAGTGTCAATATCGGTTGAACCATATTTACCAACAAAATCACCAAGCTCTATAGGATTGCCGTAAAAATGGTCTGGTATTACATCTCCACTAGCATATAGTTTTTGAGTGTTTGAAAAATTTCCTAAATCAAAGTAGTCTGGGAAATCACCGTGGAATTTGTCTAAGAAGTCTGATCCTATTTCACCAACGGCGTTTAAATCTTGACTTACGCTATAATCTACCGTTAGCCCATCTTCAATTGAGCTAGTCACCTCTATCGCTAAGTCCAAGAAAATATCGTGCAGTACAATGTCTGACGTTACCTCTAAATCTATTTCTTCATGTACGTTTCTATTTATGTAAGGTAAGGTATCATGACATCTAAACGTCGTCAAATCGACAAAGTAAGCGCTTCCAACAACAAGGGGCGTTCCGCTTACCTCTTCTATAATTACATTGAAAAAAGATGAAGTCGTTGAAAATACTTCAAGCGTAGAAACCACTACCCCGCCGGAAGAAATAGATATTTTGTCTCCAACAAGCACAGGAGTAGTTATAGATACAGAATACCTGTTGGGATCACCGGGAATTGTAGAAACCTGCTCTTCAACAATAATTACAGCGGTAGAAGTTAAAGTTTCTATCTCTCTACAGGGCGATGCTAGAGCAGAAGATGCTTCTATTGTATCAGAAAAATTAAACGGGTCCAAAGACATTAAAGCGTCAATGCCGCCGTTAGCCCCCGGATCAGCAGAGGCGCTAAAAAGACAATGACATTCTAATTCATGAAGGTATGACATTCGTGATTTTATCCTAATACACTACGGTCTGACGTTGTTATACTACCATCACTGTTAAACTTCGATCTAGACATCATGTCTCCAGCTTCTGCCAAGATTTCGTCTTTAAACGCCTGTTGCATATTACCATTGAACATATGGTTAATATCAAGTGTACCAAGTTTTTCAAACATGTGTTTAATGTTTACATTGCCAAGCTTATCTGTAACCTCTTGGAATTTATTGACCATCTCTTCAAATTTAGAGAAGTCTATGCCGCCCGGACCCTCTGGGCCAGTTGAACCGTTTGCTCTATATCTAACAGATCCACCAGATGAAAGAGCCTGTGTTGGTGCTGAGTTAGAGTTCATAGATCTAAGTATTTGTAGGTTATTACCTCTTTGTACAGCAGCGCGATTTACAACAAACTCTCCGGGTGTCAACATGGCAGGAACAGTATCAGTTCCTCTTGGAATAAACATTCCTCTGCTGGCATAAACAGGTCCACCTCGACTCAAACCTAATGCGGCTTGATTTTGATTTACCCTACTTTGAATTTCTCTAAACTTAGCATCTTGAGTATTTATGATAACCTGCTTGGCTGTAACATCCATGCTTTCCATGTTAGCCGCTTGATCACCAAGTTGACTCTGCAATTGTGAAAGTTCACGACCCTCTGCTTTTATTCTTTCTTCTTCAGTTGTTGTTCCTGTAAATACTTCTGCCGCTCTACCTCCAAGCCCAAATGAACCAAATGCCAGTTGAGCAGCACGTTTATTTTCAGCGTCACTTAAACCAGTCCCCTGTAACCCCTGTAGACCTTTACCAAGCGCACCAGCACCGAACAAGCTAGCCGCAGCAGCATCGCCAGTTCTAAGTGCAGATCCAGCAGCAGCACCAATAGCTTGATTGAAGAACGATTCTACATCACCGCCAAGAAGCGAATCTAAAGCGCTTTTCTCTGCTTGATTCTTTTTCCTTATTAATTCTAATTCTTGTTTTCTTTGTTCTATACCTTGTTTAGTAATTGTTATAAGGGCTTGGTTTGCAGCTTTAAGTTCAGATCTTCTGTCTGCGTCTACGCCAGCCCTGTCACCAAAAGCACCGCTTTTTCCGCCACTATTTAAAATAGCTGCATTTTGTGCGCTTTGTTGTCTGGAAAATCTATTCAATACATCTTCGCTAGCCCTGCGAATATCGCTTGCGCTGCCAGTTGTCAGTCCAGCAACTCCAGCATCTCGTAGTGACAAGTTAGCTTGCTGTCTTCTTGCTGCAAATTCTCTTTCAGGTGTAAATTTATCACCACCGAAGAACTCTAAATTCTTAGCAGCCTCAATTTGATTGTCAATTGCTTTCTTTTGTGCGTCAATTAATTTTAATTCTGCTTTTCTTCTTTCTTCAGTAGCTTTAATTAATTTAGCGTTTACAGACTCCATTTCCTTCATAGGCCCAAGGATCTGCTTTTGAATTTGTTCTCCAAGTGGACCAAATGCTTTTTGCAATATTGGACTAGCATCACCAGTATTATAGAACTGTTCTATTTCCTCTTTTGTTAGATCACCAATACCATTAAATGCATTTGTTAACCTATCTTTAATAGGGCTACTATCTGGAATTGTTCCAAGTAAGGCGGCTTTAAAGTCTTTCTGAACTTTACCCAAGCTTGCGCCTGAAGTAATATCTCCTGCGCTTAAATTGCTTCTCAGAGTTTCAAGCGCTGCATTTGCATTAACCTGAGCGTCGTTAAACCCTTGCAAGGTTCCAGTTAATACATCCACCTGCTCGGTTGTTGCACCAAACGCAGAAAAGCTACTAGCAACAGCGTTAAGTGAAGAATCTAAATCTGACTGGCTGATAGCAGCACCAGCACCACTAACAACAGCAGCTAATGTGTTTGTAGCTATAGTTAATGAATTATAACCAGTTTTAGATGATTCAGTTATATTGTCTAGGTTAGTATTAAATGCAGTTATACCAGAGGTTACGTCTTTTAATCCAAAGTTTAATGATTTCAAGAAAGCAGCATTTTCTTTTGCTGCCTCGCCCATTGCTTTTACTTGATCTTCAAATTGCTTTTTTAAGTTTGAATCTAAATCTAAAGCCTTTCTAACTAAAGCTCCCTCTTCGCCCATTTGACTTATTATAGAGTCCAAGGTGGGTGCTGTACGGCCCAAAGACGCAGCAGTTCCAGCCGCATTTTTAACAAGTTCGTCAAAACCCTTTTTAAATTCAGGTGCTTGTAACTGAGCAACTAATTGTTTGTTAAGCGCTTCTTCTTGTTTTTTCCTTTCTAGTCTGGCGTTTGTTAGTGCGGTCTTTGTTCTTGTGGCGGCATCGTCCCACAGTCCAATGTAAGCGCCAATATTATCGCCAAGTTTTTCAGGATCAAACATGCCAACGTCGGCGCCAGATGCTTTTGCAAGAGAAGCAACTTGGCCGCCAACACCAAAGGCAGCAGCGTTCATCACTCCTATTCCAATCACCTCTGCAAGCAAGCCTCCTCTTCCTGCCTTGGCGGTGGTTTGACCTCTTACCCTATCACCAGATGCTAGTTGAATAGCATTGTCTTTGGCTACGGCTCTCAAACCTCCAGTAAATGATCCTGACTGAAAAGCTTCTTGTATTGTTTTCGCTCCGTCTTTAACTTCTTTCAGCGCTTCAGAAGCAGCCTTGCTTGCTGCTGCTAGCTCGTTCGTTCGTCTTGCAGCGGATGCTTCAGCTTCTGCCTTAGCTTTAATTACATCCGTTGAATCTGCGCCAAAAAGCGTAAGGACGTTATCTCTGAAAAACGCTAAAGCGTCTTCAGTTAATCCAAGTTTTGCAGCAACCCCAACCGCAGCACCACCAAGACCACCAACTATAGCTCCAGCGGCAGTACCCAATCCGGGAAGAAGCACTGTTCCAATCGCAGCGCCAGCGGCAGCAGCACCCATTGCTAATTTGTTTGCATCGCTTGCGGCTTGACTTGCAGCAGCAGTGGCTCCAGCATTAGCAACGTCACCTTCTTCAATTGCTTTCGTTGCTTTTTCATGAACCCCCGTGTACGCATCCATAGCCTTTGTTATGGCGAAAACCGCTCCAACCGCAGCGCCAACACCTATAGTAAGTGCGTTCATTGGTAAGCCAAGACTACTAACTAAAAATCCAAAGGTGGATAGCATCATAACTGTATTACCAAGCTCATTCTGCACAGCGCCCATTCCTTCAGTAGCGCCTTCGACCCGTGGTATAAATGCTGCCATACTGGTGGCTGCCATCATAATTCCCATTGCGCCCATGCCGCCCATGCCACCACCGGCAACCGCTGCGCCCCGTTGATCCCTTTGGGCCTTACGTTCGGCGGCTTTAGCTGCTTTTTCATCTGCTATAGCAGCTTTTCTTGCAGCTTTTTCTAAAGATTGAATAGAAACGCCACCCTTTTTCATACCTGCGGCAAGAGCCTTGGTTGCGCTATCGCCCTTGTTGATAGAGCCAATAAACGCAGACATAGCTGCTTTTGTTTTTCTGGCAGACGCCCCCTGCTGCTGCAACATGCGTTGTAAATCTTTACTAGCAAAAGCAGTACCCTGCGCTGGATTAGCAATAGGACCACGAACAGCATTAGCACTTGCACTTAACTTGCCAGCAGTTTTTTGTGTTTGAGTTGCGGCTCTATCTAGAGGTCCAATGATTTTTTTTACAGAACCGGCAATACCTGTAGAAACTTTACCAAAAGCTTCTTGAATTTTAGGAGCTTGTCCCTTTAAACTAGTAGCACCTCGCTGAATACTTTGTTTATATTGATCAAGGCCAGACTTTAGATTTGACGCACCTTGTTGTGCAACCTGTTTTACTCGGTTGAACCCATCCTTTAATTTATTTTCACCTTGCCTTACCTTGTCTCCAACTTTAGCAAATTGATTTCTTAGATTTTGAGATGTAGTTTTAAATCCTTCGCTTTGCTTAAAATTAGTAACAGCTTGTTGAGCGCTCTGTCCAACACTTTTGAATTTACTGGGAACATCTTTAATTGCACTAGAAACACTTTTTAAGCCTCTAGCTAATAAACCTGCTTCTTTCTTTACTTCACCTCCCCCAGAGGACTGATTAGAGGCACGTCTTTGCGCTGCCGCAGCTACGTTTATACCACTGTTAGTTATATTACCAAAGTTAACACCGCCACCATTAGCAAATTCAACAGGTCCACCTTTTGCATAACCTTTAACGCCCTGTTTGTTCATGCGGTTAAGGTTAGAGTAGCCAATACTCTTAGCAGCAGATTTATTAAAGACAAACTCACCGGGGGTTAGAAGCGCAGGAACTGTATCTGACCCAGAAATACCACCACCAGAAGCTAATTTTCTTCTGCCTGTCGCTCTAATTTTAGCTCCAGAAATGAAACCAGCAGCAATATCGTTTGCCAATTTTCTCTGTATGTTTCCTTTAACTTCTCCAAAGCTTCTTTTTGCTTCTGCTTTTTTAAGATTGCCAATTAAACCGGGACTACCAAAAAGAGTTCCTAGCTTCTTTTTATTTTGAGATATAGCAGAGCGAGGAAAGTCAAAATTAGCACGACCGCCAGCAGCAACAGCGCCAGTTAAGGCAGAAATCATACCTTCAAATATATATCCCTCAACGGTAGATGAAACCGCTTTGTCTTTCTTGATATTGCCAATAACTTTTCTTAATGCATTTTCATTAGTGTCAATGGCTGGTGGTAAGTCTAATAATTTAGAGCCTTTTACCGTAGAAATAGTGCTTTCAATTGCTTTCGTAATTCCAGCATCAAACCCTTTACTAACAGCGCCTGCGTATTGCTTGTTCTTTCTCATGCCCGCTTCACCCTCGGCAGCACCGGGGTAGAAAACTGGATAAGTTGCTGGAGCTTTCAGTACAGCCCTGACTCCACCTCTAATATCTTTATCTGATAATCCAGCTTGTCTTGCCGCCAATCTAGCAAGTCTATTTCCCGGAGGTAAAACAAATGGCTGGTCTTTAGTTTGCGTATATGTACTGTCAGTACCTTTAGGTGGATTTAAAACAAAAGCGCCAACTTGACCCGGAACTACATCAAATGCAACTTGACCTGCTCCTGCACCCCCGTCCTTTCTAGATTTTAATTGCTTGGTGGAGCCAGTTATTTTTGCGCCGTTTTTAAATCTATTTTCATTCATCTGCGCAAGAGTTCCAGCACCCAAACTCTTTACGCTGCTCTTCTTTATTACAAATTCACCGGGAGTAAGCATAGCTGGAACTGTATCGCGATTACCGGTCCCCGGAACCACACCGCCTCTTGCAAACCCAGTAGGGCTTGCTCCACCTCTAAGACCAGAACCAATTCCTCTGGCAAAACCAGCAGCACCTCTAGCAAACTTAATTGCTGCAAACGTAGTCAGAAGTGGCAGTAGAGGTTTTATGGCATCTGCTATTTTAATAAGCGCACTAGCAAGCTCAAGAGAGGTTTTCACCATTAATTGAAAACTGCCAGTTTGACTAATACTTCTAATGAGAGCTAAAAACTCTTCTTTAACTTTTGCTATTTGAACAGCAAGTGCTTGTTGAGCTTTCGCAGCATCTTTAGTTAAACTATCTCCACCTTCCAGTGCGGCCTGTCTAGCTCTTTCAGCAGTTTCAAACTGCTGCAAAAGAGGAATAACTTTACCAATCTGTCTAAATCCACCAAGCTCTTCTGCTATTCTAACAAATCTAATGTCGCCCTGCTCCAGTCCAGAAAGAGCTTGACTTAATTGCCTAATAGCTTCAAACGGACCAATAAATTTACCATTAAGATCAGTAAGTTCAACGCCAAACTGTTTAAGGAATTCTATAGTTTTAGGTCTTTGAATACGTGTAAAGATAGTACGCAAACCAGTTGCAATACTTTCTGCACTTTCACGGGTAGTAGCACGAACACTTGTGAACAGCGCTATCAGTTCATTCAAATCGCCACCAGCAGCTTTAAACACACCACCAGTACGACGAATAACACTAATCAAGTCACCAGATTCAACAGCAAACTGACCAGCAACCCTGTTGATAGCACCAAGCTGTCTTTCTAGCTCACCCACGCCCTTGCCAAACTGAGCAAGAATAGCAACAGCGCCCTCGGCAGTTTTTGTTATATCATCAAAGGTTGGAGCTAATTCTGTTTTAGCCAGAGTTCTAAGTGCGACTTTTAAATCGCTTGCTTGTATACCAGCTTGAGATAAGATCCTACCGACAGATAAGATAGACTTACTAGAAACACCTAAAGATGTAGCTAGTTCTGTAATTGTATTTTCAAGACCTTTCAACTGGGCCATAGTTTTCCCAGTCACCTGAGAGATCTTGATCATCTCTCTTTCAAAAGCAATCGCTTCTTTGGTTGCATTAGCCAACCCGCTTGTAAAAAGACTAACTGCCCTAGTAGCAATAGTAAACGCACCAAACCTACGTATAGACGCACCAAAAGCCTTGCCCATTTTATTGGCTTGCGTTGTTGCTTGCTTGGTGGCTTTATTTAAGTTATTAACCTGCCGGGAAGCCTGTTGACCCCCTTTTAGATTAATTTGTGCATTAACGCCCCTTAACTGCCGTTGTATTTGGTTTACAACCTGACGAGTATTAGTGGGCGCTTGTAATTGTACTTGCGCGGTTAAAACGAATCGTGAAGCCATGATTTCCCTTAGTTAATAATGACCACACTATCCAATCTAACTATCCGTTGTGCTTTTGGTTCTTGTAGTCTTTTTCGTTGGAGCTTTTTTAGCTGGAGCTTTCTTTGCCGCTGGTCTCAAATCGTTTTCATATTGAACCTTTGGTGCTTCAGCGTTAAGTTCTTCTTTTTTAAGAATAACATTAAAGTCTTCATCTACTAAATTACCGTCAAAATCAATTAGTGCCAAACTTTCCCCGTCAGCTAATTTTTGTTTAATCAAGAAGTCATTCTCTGGCAAAGTTGCCTCAAAAGAATCCGTAAGATTGTACATCAATTGTCCCAAAGCTGCTGCTGCGGTAAATGCGGTATCTGTAGAATCATTCTCATAATCTCCTACGCTATTATACACCTTTTCGTTGGTATCTTTATAAAATGTACAACAGGTAACAAGAAAGTCAAATCGGGCATTATCTGCGAGGGATTCCGTAGTATTAGACTCTAATTCTATTTTCTCGGAAAGAAGATCTCTATATTCTACCCTTTTTTTACGTAATTCAATTGCTATACTTCTGGCCTCAGATAGCTTAACCTTTCTTTTTCCGGGTCTAATTAGTTTATCTTGTAGTGCATTAATAGACTTTTCCAAAGCCAAACTTTCTTTTTGTTTGTCTTTATCCCAGATTTTCCGCTCTTCTAGATACCGTTTTAACTGTACCTTGGACATAATATCTGGATCAGATTTAAATCTACTCCAACTCTTAACCCTGACCTTTTCTGCGCGAGTTAGTTCACCATTGGTAGGTTTTCTAACATAGATTTCTACCTTGGTTCCGTCTTCTTTTATTACTTCTCTATCTAGTCTTTTCATCTTATTCCTCCGATTTAGGTTCCTTAACTGGAATATTAACAGAATATCTTAGCCATTTAATGTCATATTGACTTAACTCAGCATCCACATTTCTAGCTTGAGTATTACCCTTATCAAGTATTTCTGACCTTAGTTTTTGGTAAAGATCATACATCAATTTTTGTTGTTCCGACATCTCCCCTTCAAAGTCCCAAAGAAAACCAAAATGTTCTTCTATAGAACTAAGAGCGCCAATCATAGTTGTTTGAACTTTCTTTTTTAATATCTTGGCTAACCTCTCCTTGGAGTCCGACCTATATTTTTGGTCTCTTATAGATTTATATTCGACCTGATTTTGAATCAAGTCGTCAAAGTTTTCCATATCTATCTCCTAAAATTGTTTTTAAATTTCTCATGAGCCATATTTCCTAATCTCATTTTTTGATCCGCAAAGTCTAAGTCAACTGCCGAACCCTTTTGTTTAATAACTTGTTCTCTTTCTTTCTTTATAACCTTTGATGTTGTAGAGTTCATTTCATGAACATTTTGTGCATCTTTTTGATTATCTGCAAATACTATAATTTCTTGCGAGTTTCTAATCTTATCATTTTGTATAGAATCTTCAATTACACCAACGGCTTTTTCTCTTTCATTTTTTCTTCTTTGTTCAATAAACCAGCCGTCCAGCGCATCGTCATCTTCAATAACTTTCTCAGAGGGGCATTCCATTGACTCTTGTATATTATCATACATTCTAGACCAAATTAACAAATTTCTTTGATCTACAGATAGTTCTCTATTTGTCTTGTTAAAAAGATTAAAAGTGTTGGTTTCTCTTAAACTCCATATTGAACGCCAAGGGTCTGATCTGGCAATTTCTCTACAGTCGCCCTCTTTTAGTATTAGAGAGTAATACTTATTTAATAAATCATTCAGTTCTACAGAATCTGGATCTAGCTTCTCGCCGCCAACATAACTGCAAGCTTCAAGCAAGAACATGCTTTTATCTAGCTGCGCAATTCCTTCGCAGGTATTGCCATAGTAGGCGTTCTTTTTATTTTCCATCTGCTTCAGCCCCTCTTCTGCGGCCCTTAGATAAATTCTAGCCGACTCTCTTAATTTTCCGTTGTTAAACTTCTTATATACATTTATCTTTAAATTTTCTATTTCCTTGTTTACTTCCTTTATTTTTAAGTCTTCTTCGTATGTCCATAGTCCATTTTCTAACATCCACTCGGTGCATTCTTCTTGAGTCATTATGTCGTCATTCATAGATTCGTAATATGAACGCTCATAAACCTCACAAGACTCAAACTCTTCTTCTATTGTGGGTGTCAATACTTTTATATTAAATTTATTGTAAGGCACTTTATATATGCCAGATCGTATCCTAAAAACTAAAAACTCCCGCTCAGATAAGTCCATGCAGAACCTCGTCACGGGAGTTTTCGTTATTCATGTTAATGTCCTTTAAAATCCTAATGTAACCACAAGCAGTATCTTACCAGTGAGCTTGTGTTGCAGTTTTTCCAGACAAAGAGGGCCAGTGTCTGATTTCAAAAACGTTAAAGTTAGTATAACTGTAGGTGCAAGCAGCATTTCCTCCACCAGCGTCACCTCCTCCATAACTAACACTTGACAGTCTGTTTCTTGAACCAAGGTCAAACACTTGACCGCCACGCAAACAAAGTTTGATTGTTTCGTCAGGAGTATTCTCACCAGAGTTTTTAGTAAAGTTTAATGATGCATCACCATCTTCAAGTGCGTTAACAAAATCACCTTCTACAGTAATTGCTTCGATGTCGCAAGTAACTTCTACTGGAAAGTTAGCCGTTCTAGCATATGGGTTTTTCCTACCAAGCTCAAGAACGTCTTCACGACCAAGGTCCGTACTGCATGAGAAACTTTGAATGTGAACAATCGGAAGCCCATTAGCAAAGCCGTTTCCGATGTTAGCGCCATCAACCCCACGAATAGATTGTGGCAGGGTAGAGAATTCAAGAAGAACATCTTCGCGTCTTTGAACACCACCACTAGCCACGGGAGCGGGTTGCGTTGCGTGAGCAGCAGTTCTAGCAAGTGGCTCATCAGTACCGTCAAATTCAGCCATAGGCAAGTTAGGATTACCTACACCACCACCAGTGCCAGAGCTAACAAGTGCCATCCTACCAAACGGCTCAATACCGCTGGACTTTGTAAGCAAAGAACTATGTAACCATTGCTTATTATTTCCAACTAAAGTGATACTTTCAGTAGCTGGACCATCGACAGGAACGTTGTAGCTAACAGAGTTCAAGAACATTCCAGAAAGATAAACTTCTGTAGACTGTTTACCCTGTCCAACAGACTCTATACCGGAAGGAGCAGTAGCGCCTACATTGTTACCCTTTTCTTCTTCATAAATGCCAAGTCTAACGTCACATCTTTTTTTGGATCTAGGAAGGAATTGACCACTAGCCTGTGCGCTGATTGCATCGCTAGAATTTCCAGTTGTTGCCATGTGATAAAGAAGTGGATATCCATCAACAACTTTTTCCATAGTTACTTCAACGTCTGGAATACCTTCTACGTTTTCATAAATCTCAAGCTGACCAAGCTCAAAAACTTGTTCTAGGTTAAAGTTAGTTGTAATACCAATACTTTGAACACCATGAGCAACGAGAGATTTTGTGTAGTCTCCCGGACTAGTACCTCTAGGTGCAATAGCAACGGCCTGTGTTGCGTAAAATACTCTATCATTACTTAAATTTGTAGTCGCCATTAAATCTCTCCTGTCGGTGGATTAAATTATATTAAATTATACACTAAAAAGTTAAATGTTTGCTTTTATGCCTTCTGTAGTCATTCGCACAATTCCTCCATAAATGTTGGAATTTATAGCAATCATGTCCTGAACCTGAACATTAGTTAGGCGTAAATTTCCTCCATTATAATCCTGTGACAAAACTATTTCTGGGTATTCTTTTGCTCCTGAGACTGCTGAACCCCTGTAATCTAGGGGGTATACGCCGTCTTCATGTATCTTATTTGTGTTGAATAGTGATATAGTTTTATCGTTTTGCAATGAAACAATGTCAACAAGAGCATTTCTGGTTATTTCGTCCTCCGCTATACAATGAAACAAAACGTCCGTGTAGACGTATTGACCGCCTCCCAGTTGATATCCTTTAAACCTCCTACTGGGAACTACTTCTACAGCTATAGTTGGTAGTTGAATCTTAGACTCTGGTGGTATTTGTACGTCAGAATCTTTACCATCAATAAAATTAGTATCCGGTTGATTTGAATTTTGCTGAATTTGCCTAACCCAAGGTAAATTAGAGGCATAAGTTACATTTATCCATTTGTAACTATATTCCGCTTGAACTTTAGATCCAGTCGGAATTGCAGTGTCAAAAACAATCCTCCCGTTATGATAGTCAACATAATGCGCATAAGTCCCAGTTGTATCATGAGCATAAAAAGTGTCGTCAACATAAACGCCGGATATTCCGGGTGTTCCATCGTTGTTTGTGGTAATTGGTAAAGGTGTGTTAGTTATTCCAGATTGCCAAATCCAGTTAGATCTAAATCCCTCCCAAGCTTGACCATCTGTAAACCTTGGCTCTGAAACAGATCTTAATTTGCTGTAATCTTCACCGTTAGGGGCTTGCTCACCAAGGGTTACGTTAAAATAATTACCTTTTTGAAGTAGCCCATAATCAAAAAATTCAACTAGACCATCTAAAATATCATTATTTAGCGTATATTGAAATACGTTTGTAAAGCCTTTTAAATTAGTAGTCATTTGAACACCTCGGACATAATACTTTCTATTTCCTTTTCTTTGCCTTCAAATGCTCTAGTTACAAAATTATTAGCCTGTGTGCCAGAAAATGAAGGTGGCACTCTAAATGAATTACCTGCAACCATTCTACCAGCACCAGATCTGCCACTACCCTGCGCATCGTACTGATATCCAGCAATTACAACAGAATCTCCTTTCGTCAAAAGCCAATCAAGCCAATGTAAATCTGAACCCTTTTGTGTAAGAACATGACCTTGAGGTAAAGCAAGTAAATTTTGAAAATCTTCAGGTTGTATCTTAAATGTCAAACCGCCCTTAAAATTTTGGTCTATTTTTGAAAAACTTATTTGTATAGAGTTCGACACGGCATCCGCTATTGCGTTTACAGCAGATACATCTGAACCTCTTGGTATTCCAAACAATGAGTTCAAACTATAAGGTACGCCACCCCCCTCTAGACTTGCCATTTCAGGTTGATTTAAAATAAACAATTTTGCAGCTTTTCTTAATTTGTCTACAGCAGCGCCTTTGCGTTTATTTAAGTACGTATTTAAATCACGAACAAGAGCGGACTTTATGTCTTTCTCTATTTTCGCAATCGGGTCTACTAATCTTAAATTCATACTCTTTCCCAGAAACAGCCGTAGTACCTAGTTAGACCAATGCCCATCGGAAAAGGTTCGCCTATAGTCTGAAATCTTGACTCCTTGCTCTCTTTAATGTCTTTGTGTACAATTAACTCTTTTGCTTTTTGAAACTTTGGAAGGTCGGTGGCAAAAAATATTGTTTGGATTCCGTTGTCTGGTGTTACTATATTACCACCAACTTTTACCCAGTCTCTCCTGTTCCAGTATACTTTTATCTTTATATCTTCGGTCTTTTCTACTTCTTTGATAGTCTTATTGTTTCTTTTGTAGTTTCCGTTAGGTCGTCTGTGTGGATTTACAGACCTGTTATCAGGTATATTGTCATAAGTGTTGTCAATAATTTCTATCTGCTCAATGTATACCAATTGACATGTAACTCCAAATATATTAAACGTGGAGTCAACTACGTCATAATATTTATCGAATACAGACTGAGGTATAGTTATTGGCATTTAATTAACCTATTTTGTAAGCCATATGACCGCCAAAGGTTCCAGCAGAACTGTTGACAACCAAGCTCTCACCAGATGCAGTTCTGTACATAATATCGTTGTCGTTAGCAGATACGCCGCCATTTGCAGCTATTGCCATAGGGCCACTGATGGCAGTTCTTGCCCCGGTATCAATTCCAGAAGAAAAAATCTGGAATGTAGATGCCGAATCTAAAATTATGGTATAGCTCATAACAGATATTTGCTTACCAGCAACACCTTCAACCAAAGTGGTTTGACCCGTAAATCCACTAACAGGAATAAATGAAGGATCTGTGCTAAATTCATAGTCACCATCTGTAGGCAACGCAGAATTAGTTAATTGCGCAGACATAGACTGCGTGTTTCCGTTAAGATTGGTGTAAGAAACGCCACCAAACTCCTTGAAACCGTTAGAATTAATAACTTTTTGAACCGAATTTGACATTTATTTGACTCCGAATTAAATTAATTGACCACTAACCCAACCGTTACCGTTGGCTATCATAATATAACTATCACCGCTCGCAAAAGCTATTGCACCAACATTTGTTTCAGGAATTCCCTTAACACCACTAATATCAGCAACCGTGTCGTAAGTTGGAACAACTAGCAACCCATTATTATTAACGATTGTATTATCGGTGTATCCACCAATGCCACTATCTGAGACTAACATGTTTTTGAATTTAATCGTACCGCTAACATGAAACTCATCTGGATTTGTTGAAGTGTCCAGCCTTAAAGAATCTGAGTATGTAATATGTTTGTTTTCTTTATAAAAAGCTACATTGCCAAGAGCTTTATCTGCACTTTGGTCTTGTGTTACATATAAACCTGAAAGGTTTGGTATATCTTGTATTTCTAATGTTCTAAATATAGGATGTTTATCGCCACAGTCTGCTGGACACTCACCAGAAGTTACACCAAGAAATGTGCCAGCAGTTTGATGTCTAAAATGAATTTCTTCCTTTACTACTCCAGACAACTCTAAAATACCGCTTGCTAGAGAAGATAATCTATTTCTAAAAAATGGCTCTCTTTGTCTTCCTGTTGAAAAACCAACGCCAACCTCTACAAAATCAATACCAGAGGCGCCGAGTGTAATTCCAGAAACCCTAAGAGTTGAAGTGCTATTGTTACCCTCAATATCTAAGGCTGCTCTTGGATCGCGTGTATTTATACCTACTCTTCCGCTATCTTCTATCCAGACCAAATCAGGATCACTATCTAAAGTTTGCGCACCGGACCAGTAGCTAATGCTAGTTTTTCTAGCTGATGAAATTGAATCAAAAGGGTTAGAAACAACACCAAAGACTCCGGGATAAGTGGCGTATACCTCTTTCAATCCGTTGTCTACAAAGCTAACTTTTGAATTATCTGACTCAGATGAACGAACAGAATTCCTACTAAGCTTAATATCAGTTCCAACTTGAAACAAAGTACCAGAACCAACTTCATATTTAGAGCCATCCGTAATTGCATAAAAAGTATGACCACTTAAAGGTAAGTAGTCAAGGAAAGCACTAAACCCAGCCACAGCGCCTTCTAATATAACATCAGAAGTGCCTGTGATATGAGTAGTTTCTTTTATTCTGTCGAAAAGTGTAACGTCTTCCATTTATCTAACTTACCGTTGGGGATGCATCTGCTACAGTATCTGGACCTAATCCGTAAGCTACAAAGTCATTTAGTTCAGCGTCAACCAAGTCATTGTCATCACTTCTTATGACATAGTGGATACTTCTAAGAGCGGTTGCGTCGTCTCCCTCTCTTAACATTAAACCAACACTATTTATATCAAAAGCGTCAAAGGTTCCGCTACCAGTGTTGGCGTTACTGTTTCCAATCGCCACGTAGTTATTATCAGCAAAGATACCACTAGCAAAAGTGATTTTGATAACACCTTTACTAATTCTTTGCACGCTGTCAATGTTATAGGAAGATCTAACTACAGGTAAAGCTGCCGCTGTACCGCTGGCATCAAAATTACACCAAGCTTTTGCAATGCCCTTTGCGGTTCCAGACCCATTAACGTCTTGGTGTGTAGAGCCATCTGCATAAACAATTCTAGCGCGAGCGTTGATAACAGGCACTGCGCCACTATAAGTAAACTGAAGACCTTCATCATCAACTCCAGAGGGGCCAATCCAATGTGGATCTACGCCATTCTGTCTCATTCTTAGATTTCCACGCATACCGCCGGTGCTGCCACCGGCTTCAAGTAGATATTGCGGATGGCAATCGTTGCTATCTCCAGTCCTGTTTGTTAGGTGGTTGTGGTCAAGCTTACCAGATCCCGGATAAGGTTCTAGCTGAATATTGTTTGCCAGAGTAGGGTGGTAGTCAACAGGAGTGTTAGGAAATTGGATTCCACCTTCAGTTATAAGTCTCTTTTCGCCAGCACCATCTCCAGAAACTTTAACGTTATTTTGGAAATAATACACGTCCTCCGTGTTAGAAAGTGACATTATTTTTCCAACAGAAGCAACAGCATCTTCCATGTTGTGTCTTACATCTTCAGCACTAATCAAACCGGCGTTATTATCAGCTAAGTCGGCTGATATGCTAGTTAATATTGCTCCAGAATCTTGAATTGTAGGCATTAAATTTACTCCTAATAATTAAAATATCCGCCGGATCTGTGATCTACGCCGTGTCGTGTGATTGTATCAGAACCGGGAGAGTAAGGACTAAGGATTGCTTGTCCGTTAATCGAAGACTCGCCAGATTCATACGCGAATAACATGTTTTCATACTTTTCGCACATGTCTTTGTATAGTACAGCTAAGGTTTGGGTAACTCCCCTCAAGTCAATGGCGGAAGGGCCATCTTTGATAGAGATTGCATTACCAGATTCGCTCCTGATATCACCACCCAGTATGATGCAGGCGGTTTTAAGGCAAACCAAAGCTAGAAAATCATTGTCTTTTGTGTCGGTTTCAGTTGGATCTGGAGACAATAAACAAGCCTCTACGTTTATATCATAGGTGTTTGCAAAATCTGTCTCAATTATAACCAGTTGAGCAGCAACTAGTATTGACGTTTCTATTCTTTTGTCGGTGAATTTGTAACTTGCGGAATCGGTATCATTTATTAGATGCCTAACCACAGTACTCATTTGACCTTGCCAAGACATAATTACCCCTATAGATTGCAGTGTGCTTTAAAAGTGTGAATGTCTGTATGATACGTCCCACTTGGTAAAGTAACAACACCTTGCAATTTATAGTTACCAACCTCGTCTATGTCTCCAACCACCGTATCGTAATACATAACCCCGGAAAGGGCGCTCCCATCGTCAAATCTCAAGGCAGATCTATTTATTACAGTGTCACTAGGTTTTCTTATATCTACCCTTAACGACGTAGCACCAGAGATATTTACAAGATCGGCCCCGTCTTTTACGGTTAATTGGAATCTAGTTCCAACATCATCTTTATGTATTTCGCTAGGCATTTAATTTTCCAGAGTAAAATCTACTTGCTTTTCTATATGAATATCGTATTCTAACTGCTTTTCTACAGTCGCGGTATATTGCTTCTCTGTATTAATATACACGTCATGAGCAGATTTTTGTTTTAATGAAATATTTTTTGACAATTCTTGATCTATAAAAACTTCATATTCTACAACGTCTCCATTGAAAGTAGCTGTCATTTCTTCAGACGTGCATATCGGAAGTTCGCTATAACATGTGCCAATAAACATTATATTGCTGGGTCGTTAATCGTGACGCTTGTATCTACAGAGTTAGCTGCTTGCTGTTTTGCCAATCTAACTTCGTAAGCTGCTACATTTGCTGATAAAAACTCTCTCACCATCCTGTTTCCAAATTGAGCAAGGGTTTCTGGGTTATCAATCATTTCTGGGTTATCCTCAGAAACTGGTTGCAGTGGATCAAATTCTGGGTTGCTCACCTGATCTGGTCTGCGATAATTTTCAGCCAAAGATGTCAAGACTCTACCCACATCTGAATCTACAATTTCTATTCTAAATTCTGCCATAATTTCTCCTTTATAAGACCGGGTTAACATTAATATTATACACTGAATCTGACCAAAAACAGCCAAGATCATTTAAATACTCATTATGCATAGTTTTATTCTTGTGGTAGTACACTGGAAGTAGAGTAGTTTTTACCCCCATCGCCAGAGAGCAAATAGCAAAATGAAGCCTATCGGTTTTTACGGAAGATAATGTTGCTGCATATTGCCAGTATTGCTGGGGTGTATGACAAAAGAAAGCAGGGTCTTTTCTTTCGGGCGGTGCTATATATTGAAATACAGTTTCTCCGGTTTTTCTAAGGAATGTTTCATCTCCACTTTTTTCGCAAATAACTTCTGGAAAATCAAATCCTAGCGCTAAATCTGGCACTATATCTCCCTTCCCTATTATATCTCTACTGACAGAATCCCTGAAATATAATCTTTCAAACGGTAAATCTTCTTTCTTAAACACCGATTGAGGTAGCATCCAGCAGGGTATTCCAGACTCAAAAGCCTTTTTTCTTATAGCTGCGCACTTTGGGTAGCCTACATTCCCACCAGCAAAAAGTAATAACTTGTCGCATTTGGGTATACTATCTTCCGCCAAAGCGTTTACTGTGAAGTGGTCAACGCCAAACTCTTGACAAAACCGCCTAGTAGCCAAGTACAGTAAATCATCACCAACGTTACCAAATCCGTCTACAATCCCAACCCTAAGACCTTTTAAATCTTCAAATATTGGCGCAAATAAAGACTTGTCGAGCAATCTCATTTCTCGTATCCGCCTTCCAGAAAATCACTATAATGTAAATAGTATATCATATCTTTGTGGTATTGTGTTAGAGTAAAGTCGAGATCGTCAGACTTATTGCTATGAGGGAAAGCGTGTTGTTCTTTAAAAAGATTTAGTTCACGCAATCCATTTTCTACATCTTCTACTTTTAACAAATAATCATATTTGTATATCTTTGTTACTGGAAACTTTATCAATTGCTTGGAATGAACCATCAACCAATCGTCAAAGCTAAGTTCGCTGTTGCTTTTAAGCGCATGTTTCCACTGACTAAGCGCTCTGTCGTAGGGGTTTCTAATTGGAAGAACTTTAGTGTAATTTGTAGCCCTTTTGGAGAACCAGTTTGTATGCCCTAAAGCTGGCTCATGTTCTGGCTGGGCGACATCGTTTGGTAGGTATGGCACTGGACCCTGAACAAAAACAAACTTATCAACACCAAACACCTTATAGCTCGTTAAATAATTAGCGATAGACGTACTGTAGTTCTTGAAGGGTTGCCAAACTAAAATATTTTTAGAGTTATTTATTAGCACGTCTCCCTCCAGAATGGTCTGAACATTTCTTGGTGGTCTATTTCGGGCTGTGGAAAATATTCGTAATTACCCTGAGCTATTCTTTCTAAAAGATCTATCCTGTAGTGAATTGGCCTGCAACCATTTACGTGTACAAAATAAGCGTCTTCAATCTTAGACCAGAACTCAAAGTCTATAAACTCTAGGTTGTATCTCCAATTAACTAATTCAAAGTCGTCTTCATTTAGGTTCAGGATAAGATAATCCTGATCAAAGCACCATAATTTATAGTAGGGTTTTTCTGGTTGTGAGTATTTATCAGCAAACTTTTTAGGGAAAAACATCATACCATTGTTTGGCTGAATATTTCTATTGTTTTTACATAAGTGTGGATAGTCTTCTAAAATTAAAAACCTTTCATAACAAAAGGATTTAAATAAAGTATTATGGTAGGAATTCTTTAATATTTGAAATTCATCTACTAAGGATATTTTATCTTTATTGAATATATCAAACACATTTGGTGAATCCTCTTTAACTACAATATCACAATCTAAGTACAGGGTGTGTTCATATTTTTCGATTACTTGTTTTAATCTATACTTATTAGACATAGGCCAGCCTGAAGACAGATCTCCATTTAGCTCAACGTAGTCAGCACCACAAGAGTTAGCATAGTTTAATATACTTGGTCTCGTTACATCAAGCTGCTTTGCGGCGACATCATTAGCTGGAATTACACAAACAGCAATGTCTGAATTTTGACGAGGTAAAGTATCATCAAATTGTATAACAGGCGTTAGCGGCTTCATTTAAACGACCCCTCTTCTGGGCATATTATAAGCCTTTCGCTCTGAGATCTCATAAGTTGCGCCTCAAGTTTTTCGCTCTCCATAAAAAAATGAGCATCAACTTCGCGCAAAACATCTGATTTAAACTTAGCAGCTTCTACTGCATGATTAGCATCTCTCTCTTGCTGTCTTTCGCTAGGAAACATTCTAAGAAATCTATATTTTACTTTGTGTTTTTCCAACCACTCTTCTGTTTCGTCTCTGTATTTTTCAAGCCTTGCTGTTACTATACCCTTACACGTATGTACCTTTGGCAACCTGTGATGATAAGGTTCTACATTTTTTATATAATCAATATATTTTTCTTCATCTTTAGCAATTTGATACGGAACGTTAGGACATAGTATTCCGTCGAAATCAAGTAAACACTGACTAATGTAAGAACTATTAAAAAAATTCCACTCTAATAAATGTGGAGGTGGTAACTCTTTACCATACAGATCAACTAATTTTAACGAAGAAGGGTGTACATATAAAGAACCAAATAGAAAATTATCTCTACCTAGTTGTTTTTTTATAGGGGCTAATGAATTACCTGCATATACCGTATCGTCTAAAACCAAAATCTTGCCGTCTAAATCTTTATGGTTCTCCATTCTCTTTCCGCCAAACTTACATACTCCAGACATAGGTTCAACAGAACCGTCTTTTTGTATAGAATACAAAGGAAGGTTAAGCATAACAGAGCAAAAGCTTGCAGGTAAAAATCCAGACCTTGGAACTGGCGCAATTCCTTTTATGTTTAGGTTAGCTATTTTTGGTATAAGATAATCTACACAGTCTTTTATCAACTGTTGATTAGTAATATATTTGCCATCAAGAACTAATTTTCTTCTATCGTGCTTTTTATCACAATCTATCTTATAACTTGCTCTTTCTTCTTCACTAGCACCTTGACACCACTGCCAGTTTGGTGGGCTGTATGTCATTTCCTGTCTAAAATATTCACAATACCCCGCTTGAGGGCATTGGCATTCCTTAGCCGACATTATTAATCCTATATAAAAACGTTAAAGGCTTCCCCTAGAACCATTACCACTTTGTGGTCTGCAATTTGAGGCGAACCAGAACTCCCTCCTCCTCGATATAGGTCGGCAGGAGAATCGTCTCCTAATCCTGCCGTATCGTAAATGTATTTCAAAGTCATTTCAGGTTGATCCCCAAACTCTCCGGTTTCACCGATTGCTGTTATCAAGTAAACATACGTAGACGCAACAGTGCTACTAGTTCCCGCTCCCGCAGTTCTTTTTTCCACGTATGCAAATTGACCAACCTTTGCTGCGCTTATGTCTTGACCCGAATCGTATGCTATTACATAGTTAGGGCCAGAACCCGTAACGGAACCCTCATTGTATGCTTCTACTGTAGCTATAATTACAACGTGGTTTCTTAAATTCCTAGCCATTATTTAATATCCTGACCAATAATAAACGCCATAACATTTGTTACAGTGCTTTCAAATATAAATCCATAAACATCAACGGCATTGTTTGATTCTGTCAAGGTAGGCACAATACCTCCAGCCCACTTAATAGTGGCATTACCACCGTTAACATCTACATCATTAAATCCTTCACTAGAGTTCAAGTCAATATGCGAACTATGTTGTTTGAATCTAACTATAACTCTCTGACCGGCGGTTACATTTGTGAAGTTAATTCTTGTGGCATCTGCGTTCATAAGTATTTCATGATAGTTTGCAGCACTGCAATCAATATCTACAATACCACCATCGGTAGCAGTGTTTGGAGCTTGGTTGATAGAACCTCCAGCGGTTATCTTGCCGGTAGTTGTTATACTATCAATGTAGGCATCTTTCCAACGAACACTGGTAGTACCTAAGTCAACATCACTATCTGCTTCTGGACCAAACACGTTATCAACCAAACTAACTTGGTTAACATTATTTGCTCTAAGTATAATCTTATTATCTGTTGTAGCAAAGTCAACTAGGTTTTGAGAGTCTCTACCTATTTTTAAGTCTGTTGCAAAGGTATCGCCCGAAACATCGCCCCCACCTCCGGTCAAACCAGAAACAACAACAATATCATCGGCATTAGTATCTACTCTTGATTCAAAATATCCTGAGTTCGCAGTGATACTGCTATCTGCTGAGTCAACTCTAGACTCAAAGTATCCTGAGTTCGCAGTGATACTGCTATCTGCGGAATCTACTCTTGATTCAAAGTATCCTGAGTTCGCAGTGATACTGGAAGAGTTAGTTGATATATTCGTATCAGCAGCATCTACTCTAGATTCAAAATAACCAGAGTTGGCCGTAATACTAGAATCTGCTGAGTCAACCCTAGATTCAAAGTATCCAGAATTTGCAGTGATACTGGAAGAGTTAGTTGATATATTCGTATCAGCAGCATCTACTCTTGATTCAAAGTATCCTGAAATTGGAGCGTCGTCATAGCTGCTACCGCCACCCCCTCCGGTTGTGATAGTTACTTGCCCATTGCTATTATCTGTAAGAGTGCCGTTGCTAACAACAATTGTTCTAACGTTGCTTACATTTGGACTTCCATCTGCCTCTTTAACAGTTATACCAGAAATAGTCACGATGTCGGCGGCGTTTACGTCTACTCTTGACTCAAAGTATCCTGAGTTGGCAGTGATACTGCTATCTGCCGAATCTACTCTTGACTCAAAGTATCCTGAATTGGCAGCAATGCTAGAATCGGCAGAGTCTACTCTTGACTCAAAGTATCCTGAATTGGCAGCAATGCTAGAGTCGGCAGAGTCTACTCTTGACTCAAAGTATCCTGAGTTCGCAGTGATACTGGAAGAATTTGTTGATATGCTAGAGTCCGCAGCGTCTATTCTAGATTCAAAATACCCTGAACTTGCAGTTACGCTAGAATCTGCCGAATCCACTCTAGACTCAAAGTATCCTGAGTTGGCAGTAATACTGGAAGAATTACTTGAAATATTAGAATCTGACGAATCTACGCGAGACTCAAAATAACCAGAAAGTGAGGCGTCATTGTATAAAAGGCCAGAAACAACAACAATATCCGCAGTATTAGTATCTGCTCGCGATTCAAAATATCCAGAATTTGCAGTGACGCTGCTATCTGCTGAATCTACGCGAGATTCAAAATACCCAGACAAAGAAGAATCGTTATATAATAATCCAGATACAATTGCTATATCTGTTTTGTTTTGCGCAGCTATTCCTGAAGTAACAACACCACTAGCAGAGTTTGCTCTTATCTCTTGCAAATAATAATCACCAGAAGAAAAAGGTAATCCACCACCACCGCCAGCGCTGGTTTGGACACTACCATCTGAAAATCTAATGGCATTAAACCTACCGCTTGGAGAAATAACATTTCCAGAAGTTTCAAAATCTCCATGTTGATTTATACTTGCTTTTTCATCAGTTGCCACACTCCAAGTTTGCAGATCGGCAGCGTGACTTACGCTAGACTCAATAGCAAAAACAGTATGTGCTACAGAAGTATTTTTGGCGGTAGTTGTTTCATCTGAAGATAAATCTAGGTTTTGAATAGCAATTTCACCGCCATTTTTGCGGATATCAATAATATTTTTAAGTTGGTGGCTTATTTGCAGTCCTTCAGAGTTTCCATCTCCAATACTTAGAATGGAAGAAGAGCTACCTCTAAGTTCAACAAAACCCTCTTTACCAGTAACCAATGCATAATACGGAGCAACAATTTCAGATTGAGTTGTTTTGAGTCCAAGCTTCCAAACTGGATCTGTTCCTTCTTCAATAAAAAAAGAAACAACTCTATTTGTGTGATCTGTAGACAAAGCCTGCCAGTAATCACCATCATCAGATCTTTTAAACGCAAAAGGTGTGGGGAAAATTACCGCATCGCTTTCATCTTTAAATATAAGTCTATCAGCAGGTACAACGCAAAAAACAATTGCTGTGCCAGATATACTTATTTTATTATCGCTATTAGAACTTTGAAATATAGTATCTCTACTTAGCGTATTAGATGAATATGTACCAATACCAATTTCAAAATTAGCTTCATTTTGTATACAATAATAAGTGGTGTTACCTTCACCAATGGCATCGGAAAATGACTGGAAACCACCAAACGTAGCGCCACTAAGCGTAATCGCTCCAGTACCCTCAGTTATAGTGGTTTCTTTTACTCTGTCTGCTATTATTAAAGCCATATTATTTTCCGTTTATTATAAATAACTTTGTGTAACCTTATATTATAATACACTATTTTATCTTGTTATAGGCCGCCAGTTGGGTCATCGTCAGGAACGTCAGGATTATCAGGGTCTTCAGGGTCTGGCTCTGGTGGATCACCATCACCATCATCTTCGCAACAGAAGCAGGATGACTGTCCTGCACCAGTAACTGTCCAAGTGGGAGGTGCGCTACAGCTACCAAGAACGGTTGGGTCATCAGCCCCTGCGGGGGCGTTTATGTTGATGTTGCAACTACTAAAGGTTCCTGACCATCTGTCTGTATCAGTTGCAGCTTTGCTAGAATCGCAAGTTATTGATGTAGTCCAACTGTCGCCACAAGGAAAAGTTCCAGCGTCAGTGTAACTATATATGCCATTGCAGCCGCCATCATAATTTGATATTGTATCCGAAGCAGTGTCAGTAGCGCTAAATGAACAATCGCCACCGATTGAACTCATGAAAACGGGCCACGATAATGATTGTGGACAAGGACAAGGGCAAGATGTTGTTGTGGTTGTTGGGGCAGAAGTTGTGGTTGGACCCTGAGTCGTTGTTGTAGTTGGACCCTGTGTGCTTGTTGTAGTTGGACCCTGTGTGCTAGTTGTGGTCGGACCTTGAGTTGTTGTTGTAGTTGGACCCTGAGTCGTTGTGGTGGTTGGGCAAGGATTTGATGAACAACTTACTCCCGGATGATGAATAAATTCCATATCAAAAATACCGGGAGGAGGACATTGACTAGCAGCTACATTGTCTTGACAATTAAATGTCGGCTCGGTCAAAAGCCTTGAACAGCAAGCGCCTAATGGACCCGACGTTGTTGTAGTTGTTGCACATGCACATTCTTCGCAAGTCATAGATTCTAATGTTGGTTCTAATTCTGCACATGTCTTGTTACTAAATAAATAGGCTAGGTATCCACCCAGTCCTAAGTCTTTATGATATTCAAACGCTTGTTCAAAGCTAGAAAAGTCAGTACAATCTCTAGGTGGGCGACGATATATTCTACCTTGAGGGTCGTCTTGGCAGCAGTTATCGCCCACGACTGTAAAAGCAGGGTCGTCACAACAGTCTGGTTTTTTACCTAAACATGCAACTACAGCTGTAGGTTCTGGCGCTAATGTTGTTGTAGTCGTTGTTGTTGGACCTTCTGTGGTAGTAGTGGTTGGTATGCACTCAGTATTAAAGGTTATGCTGACATCTGAACAATTCGGCTGTAAAACACTTCTGTCTGGGCAACAAGGACCGAATGTATCTGCGCACTGACCAATTTGTGGATCTCCACCGTTAGTCGAATTCCATTCTTGTTGTACTATTTGAGACGAAGGACAATCACACGTACATCCAACTACATTCTCTTCAGGAAAAGTCCTACCCCATTTGGTCTTCCAGAATTTTTGACCGTTTTCTTCAACGTATTCAAACCTACAGCCAATACTGACTGGCGGACATGGGTCTTGCGTTGTAGTTGTAGTTACTGGAGGTGGTGGTGGAGGTGGTGGATCACAATTAAATCCCGGCATGTCAAAACGACATCCCGGAAAATTATCAGAAAAGAAACCAGCAGTACAATCGAGGAAATTTTGATCAAAGGTTGGAGTGCTTTTTTCAAAAAAGAACCGACTTTCACCTGCAAGTTCAAAGTATCCATAACTTGAACTAGATGTTCCTACACTCGCAAAATTATGTAAAGAAAAACAAGTGTCGATTGGAAAAGAACTAACGTCAAATTCGTATTCCGCACTCATTGATTTAGTAAGGCTGTCACAACACGCCATTGGCAAATCGCCATAACAGTGCGCTGAACTATCATTAAAATATGACATTAAGTGTGCAACATTTTCAATGACAGTACCATTGCCCCCTCTTGCAGTAGAGTCTGCTGGGTCTTTACACACAGAGAGGAATTTACTGTTGTGTTCAGACGCGCTTGTAAATGGTCCTACATATTTTGCTGGAACCATTTGATTATTTGCCGTAAGAACAGAAGTTAAATAAGCAGTATCGCCATATCTTTGAAATGTGCCTATTTTTAAATGAAATTTGTCAAGTTTTGTGGTAGTTGAGCCTGCAACAGTATTCTTAAATTTTATTGTTGCACATCCATATTTAGGATCTCGACGTTTGTCGCAAAGTCCAATGTACTCTATATCTACAATACTATCATTTTGTATATATGGAAATTCATTGTTAACAAATTCAAGTCTTGCATTAACACCCAACCCGCCCACGCTAACTGGAGCAATTCCAGACAGCCAACCATGAGTTCCAGTACCTTTGTAATCGCGAGGAACATGACCTTGCTTAAATTGCGAAAGAGACGTAGGGATACGCTCTAGATCAAGAGGTTTTTCTGGGTGATAAGACCCACTAGCAAAAACATTGGAGTCGCCTTGAACGGGACCGCTTTTCGTTAAGAAAAACGATTCACACGGAGAGGATTCAAAATCATCGTCACACTTGCCACAGAAACTACCGGGAAAATCACTGCACGACCCCGGCATGTGAATGCCACTTACACCAGAACACTGAACTGATGTGAGCGATTCTGTACAAACAGTACCTCCAGACTCGTCGCAATAAATGCAAACAAACCCAGAAGGTAGATTAAAATCACAACAGTTACAGTTTCTAGGTTTGCCCATTTTAGCTTCCGTATATTGACCTTGCTTCTGCTAGAAATTCATTAAATTTATTTTCATCGAATTTAGCATTTTCTACAAACTCTTTATGAACAGGATGTAAATCCATATTAAGTTCAGTAAACTCTAGTATGTAGTTTCTAACTTTATTTTCGATAGTTAATTCATATTTAACGCCGTCTGGTCTAGCAAATCTGTGCAACCACTTTAAAAATGGTAGGCATAGCGCTTTCCTTCCAGCTTTTCTGTACTTTTCATGTATATAACACTCTTCGCCGCCAAATCCTCTACAGTGTTCATTAAACCCAAGCCAAGATCTTTTGGAAGTAAAAAACAAGCCAAGTCCTTGTGCAAAAATTTCAAACTCATTTTCATCTGGATCAAACCCAAGCCTTGTAAAACCAAGCTTTTCAAGTATACTTTCATGACCCGGAAAAGCTAATTCTTGCGGAAAAAGAGTGTAGCAATGGTCACAATACTGCATGTGATTCTGATTTTCTAAATCTACTATTTTACAAATGTTGTCTTCATTAATAACGCTAAAGTTTTTCTGTTTGCATTTGCAAGTCCAAGCGCTACCCCACCTTCCCCACATTTGACCTCCCCACTCATCATTAAAATGTGTAGAGATCATTGTTAAGTTATCATAGACAAGTGGACCTTGATACAAATGCATTGTATTTGGGTATTTATCTATAAACTGAAATAATTTCTCTAGGGTTTGTACAACTGGGCATAGCAATACATGACAATCCATAACAAGTACAAAATCAGTTCTTGCTTCTTCAATGATCTTGTTTCTTGTGGAAGATGTACCTTGAGAGTCTGGGAAGTCTATGACTCTAAATCTATCGCCAAGGCCAGTACCGCCCTGAAGGTTTTTGACAGCTTGAGCATGTGCGTTTTCTTTTGCGTTTTCAATAATTACAAATTCAAGTCTATTTAATAAGTCCTCCCTTTTATTAAATCTTAATTCTTTTATGATATCCTGAATACTAAAGTAAGCGCCATGAAAGTCCGAGTGATGCGCCATTCCTATGGTTATTTTCCTCATTTATTTTCCTTATATAATTATTGTATAAATTCCTTGCTGTTATGTTTGGCTAAGTTTTGTGTAAGATCCAGTATTGCAGTTATATCTTATATTTATCGTTGAACCATTAACCGGAGATCCACTGTAGAGAGCGCCAGCAGTAACGGCGTCCAAGTCTACGCACTGAGTTGAGCTATGTGGAGAACATGATGCCGAACTTGGATTCATACTCCAGCTTCCAAAGTTGTAAGTCGCAGAACAATCTAAAGTAGTATCTGGAACGACGGTTGTGGTTGTAGTTGGACCTTGAGTAGTAGTTGTAGTTGGTCCTTGGGTAGTTGTTGTAGTTGGAGTCTGCGTAGTGGTAGTCGTTGGGCCTTGAGTTGTAGTAGTCGTTGGACCTTGCGTAGTGCTAGTTGTTGTTGTAGTCGGACCTTGGGTTGTTGTTGTAGTCGGACCTTGGGTTGTTGTTGGAAGAGGTATAGCAGCGCAACTAGACCAAATAGGTCGCCATTCACCATTTTGCATTGCAAACTGAGAGTAAGTACCACTTGCTATTTCTAAATTAGTATCTCTATTAATTGCATAATACAAATCTCCATCTTCGCAAACGCCTCCGCAGGTTCTTTTTTCTCTCCATAATCCAGATGTTGGACTACAGAAGTCAGTTGGGGCAGCAAGATCTTCCTCAAAGAAGCCTTCATTAAACCTTACCCCAGAACCAGAACCGCAAACAGTATCGCCATGTACTGTTAAATCCCCATAAACTTGAACATCTCTAAAGAAACCGTCCCACCTAAGATCAGTTGACCCAAGAGCAAGCCCATCATAACATGGTATAATACGTGATGTTGACTTAACAGTATCAGACGTTGGAAATTGAAGTTGACCATTTACAGATCTCCAAGCCCTATTATCGTTACCAAGGTCAAAAGTTCTAGTTACAGTTGGAGAAGCATCTCCAGAAACCTGAAGTGTTCCATAGTTATGTAATTCATTAGTACCAACAGCAAGTTTTAATTCTTGCAAATCTCCGCGAAGCAGAGGAGTTCCAGAGCCATCAAGACAACAAGACCCAGAGGCTTCTGAGTGAGCGCCAAGATAAAATTGATAACTGTCTGATTTACCTATATAATAGCCAGCGCCATGACCAATAGCTATATTGAAATCGCCATTTCTAAGACCATAAAGAGTTTTTAAACCAACCCCTACATTTCCGTCTCCTTCTACAGAGCCAACTAAAGAATTGCAACCAATGGCTGTGTTATAATTTCCATCTAAATTACAACTAAGAGAATAAGAGCCAGCGGCAGTATTTTCTTTTCCGAATACATTACCGCCTAATGAGGAATAACCGACCGCAGTATTGTCAACTCCGCTTTCGTAAGTAAGATCTAAATTATCTAAGGCTAGTTCCCCAACCTTTGTTTGTCTTAGGTGGGCAGATTCTATATTTAATGCTTTTATACTATGTAGCTCAAGAAACCTATGGGTAGAGTCCACAGCATTTGTGAAAACATCTCTAACATCTTTAGGAGATATTTGTTCTGTGCTATTGTCTGGTAAAAAATTGTTTAGAGATAGTATAAAATCATTTTCTGAGAACTCTGCCATGACCCTACCTTAGCTGAATTTAATTTTAAGATTTGTTACATCAAACTTTACAGCATCGCCTTTAAAGACAATTCTTGGGTTGGTTAGTTGAGAGTGCATCAAAAGATTTCCAGATCCATATCCAGAGTGATCAGTTATTGCTATTCCAGATACAAAACCCCAGTCTAATAAAGCCTTTTCAAAAACTATTGAACCAGAGTTCTTGATTACTCCACTTCCGTAGTCTCCAGATTCTTGCTCAAAAATCCAAGCGGTTCTGCCTGCTGTAGAAGGGTCTCCAAGCGAAATCCTAGAATAACCAGTTCCACTACCGTTAATTCCACTTGGTAGTTCAGGAATTGTTCCGCCAGTATCAGAATCTATGGGAACGCCACTACAGAGCGCAATAGCTATTTCGTCTGGTTTTATAAAAACCTGACCTTTAAATACGTGATGTAATAAACCAGACTCAAGATAGTCCGACAAAGCAGTACTCATTATAGACTCCTATTCCTAAAAATATAGACATTTATTGTATTATACACTAAAAAAGGGGTTCCCCCTAAAAAAAGAAGGAACCCCCATTATTTCTACAATTTGGACTTTAACTTAGAATGAACCCAAGAGGACTCTTCTGTTGTCAAGAACGCCAAAGCCAAGTTCAGCGAATCCATAGTAACCTGCTCTTTGCTGTCTATGAAGAGTAGGATCTTCAAAGACTTGAACAGCTTGCTTCATTGGCATAACAAAGCTATCGTTAGCGCCTTGGTCAAGACCAACCACCAACTCAGCGTCACCACTAGCAAGGCCACCACTAAGAGAAGTAGTGAAGAAGTCTTGATACTCTTGACCTTCGCCAAGCTCATCAAGGTCATGAAGCGCAACACCAAATACATTGGTGATAGGAGCGCCATCGCCACCCGCATTGTAGATAGCGGTTCTGGTTGCGTCAGAAATCTGATCGAATCCCCAGTTACGGACATCTTCAAGAGCCTCTGGAGAAACATAAAGGTCGGTCAGACGACCACGATTTGCGGAACCAGTATTACCGCCAGCGTTACGACGCATAACAGTCTGCAACAAGCTAACAAGTCTCTTTGAGAACATGCCAGCGGTTGCGTCACCGTCGTAAACCAAAATGTTACGGTCAACACCAGCAGCAAGGAGTGTGTGCCATCCGTCGTCATTCATTTTCTTGACGAATCCGGCTTCCAGAACTTGCATAGCGCGACCAACAATGTCCCAACGAGCCTCACGCGCAAAGCGCAGCAAGTAGTCAATGCTACTTGTGATGCTGTAAGTTGGAATCATGACGTAATCGCCTTCGACCGATCTCTCAGGAACGCGACCATGACCCGGATTGGTGTAAGCAACATGCTCACCCTCAAGTCCGGGGCTAATGAGATCCAATGGATACTCAGTACTTCCGCCCGGCTCGACTTGAATGGTCTCAAAAATATCTCCAAGGATATTTCCAACCAAAACGCCTTTACGCAGAGGAAGCTCCAAAGCTTGTGCAAACTCTCTTTGAGCGGCAAAAGCTACATTTTGATCGTTATCACCAGAGCGGCGAAGCAATGTGATAAACTCTTCACTTGGTCTTTCTTTATATGACATTGTATTTATCTCCTGTTAGGTTAATGTTCAGCTAAGGCCGTGGTTAGGAAGGTTTACGTAAACTTTAGCGTAACCGTCTGCGTCTTTGTTAGACATGAAACGACCAATAGCCAAGTTTCCAGATGCCTGTGCAGTACCAGCTAGCACCGAAATGTTACCTTTCGTTGCTGAATCTGCATAAGCTACCTGACCGGGAGTTGGTGATCCAGTAATGTTACTTGTAACAACCCAACCGCGAGTCATGATAGTAACCTTGCCACCTTTTTGAACTTCATCTTTATGTTGGTTAAGATGGGTTCTTGTCAGGTCTTTATTTACAACGTCATTCAACAGAATTCCTACAGGAACGTCTGTTGCTGTTGCTGTCTTATACTTAACTTTGTTTCCACCTTGGTCCATTGCTGCACCAGAAGCAAGCGCTGCATCTAGGACAACAACGCCGCCACGGGTGGCAGTGTCATCATCATAGAAGAAGCTAATGTCTGTGGATTCTTCGTATCTATCTGCTTTAAGAGCCATAGTTTAATCTCCTATTTAATTATTTTTGTGAGAATACGTTATTTGAAAGCCAGTCCGCAATACTAGCGCGAGTTGACTCAAGCTGGTCATCAGAGCTTTCGGTTACAAGAGTAGCTTCAGATGTTTCTACTTCTTCAAAAGCTTCCGGTGTGATTTCCTCTGCTTCAGCTTCTTCGTCATCAGCTTTAGCTTCTTTTTCCTTTTTCTTTTCAAGTGCTTCTTTCAGCGCTGGAGGCATAGCAGCTTCTGCTTCGTCGTCTTTTTTCAAACCTTTTACCGGCGGCTTTCTTCCGTACATAGCAGCAACAGCCAAAAAAGCTTCGTCGTCAAGAGTTTCAAAAGCAGCAAGTGCTGCATCTAGATCATCTTGATCAAATCCAGCCTCTACAAGAGCAGCTTTACGCTTCTCCATCTTTTCCTTTTTCTTCATGTCGTCCATCTCTTTCATGGCGACAGAAAGCTCTTCTTGTGACTTATTCAGTGCGTCCTCAAGTTCAGCAACGCGAGCTTGACTGCTCTTGATGCTTTCCTCAAGTTCAGCAACGCTTGAGTCTTTTTCTTGAATTTCAGCTTCAAAAGCCTCTACCTTGGAAGCAAATTCTTTATCTTTTGCTTCTTCAATTTTAGCTTTAATAGCTTCGTTCTCAGCCTTAGCAGTAGCAAGTTCAGCGCGAACTTCTTCCAACTGCTTTTCTAGCAAATTATCTGACATATTGAATTCTCCTATATTAAAATCAGAATTGTCATCTAAATTGAAAGCAACACTCTTTAAAATAACACTTCTTGGATTCGCTGGCTTGGAGACAAGCCCTTTACCAGAAAAAGCAATGTTAGAAAGTGCGCGACCTAGTTTATAACCTTCATATTCTCCACTACCGCCGTAAGCTCTAAGGTGTTTTGTTAGGAAGGAAGATTCTTCGTCCCTTGCCAAAATTTTCTTGTCGCCGTTGGCGTTAGTTAACGCATAATCAAATCCGGCAAATAGACATTCCATAGAAACATACCATTTACCTTCTTCTATTTCAGAGATTATTTTCTCCATTCTCTCGCGATTTTCGTCACCAGTCCAGCTATTATATAGAACAGCTTGAGTGATGATATCAAAATCTTCAGGCATTTCTGAGTCATCAGCTACAGCCTTACCATCTTTTGTTAAAACATAACTACCAGTAATATGCCCGATAATATCATTTTCATCGTGCATGAAATTAAACTGTTTGTCTTCAGGTGTGTTTCTAGCTGCCCAAGTAGCTTGTGGCATAAACACGTCGTCGTTTTTGTTCCAACCGCAAGATACCAATACCGACTCTAAATAATAGAGATCTATTTGGTCTTTGTTTTCAGCTACTGCCTTTGCAACAATTTCTTCAGGAATTTCCTTTTGAACAGTTGCTTCAGAGCAGTACGCAACACTAGCCGTACTCTTTACGAGTTCGCCAATGCCGTCATTTATTTCGTTTTGGAATATTTTTATAGTCATAGTTTACCTCTAAAATAAATATACACTAAAAAATTTATTTTTATTAAAAGAGGCTATTTTTGGGCTAAGACATAATCTACATAGGCTGCCAAGGCTGACCTTTTATATTCTTCCATAGTCATATATTCTGTAGATATTTTATTCTTTTGTAGGTAATTTCCGAATGTATTTGGCATTTTTTTATTAGCATGTAGAACTTCTTTAAAGTTATCTTCAGTAATATTAGATAATGGTTCTACATTTAAGAGCATATCTAGCTTAACTTTTTCCAGATCTGAAACTTGAGCTTTTGTTAAAGATCTCATGTTCTTCTTTTTGTTTATAGCTAGAAATGCTTTATTGAAGTTTTCAGATATTGTATCGTAGGCGGTAGCAGACCATAGTATAAGTTCTGCAACTCCGGGAGTAGATCTTGGAGTGTCAACCCTTTGTTTTCTTGGGCCTTCATCCAGCTTGTTTGGCGGGCGACCGTTTGGATTTACAGGCTTTGACTGTTCTTTTCTTTCTGCAACCTTCTCATTTATTTCCGCTTGTTTGTCCATCTTTTCTATTTCAAAACCTTTCTGTGGGTTATGGAAAGGGCTAGCTTTTTCAGGGAGTTTATCTGAGGTTCTTGCTTTATCTTCTCTGCGCAGTCTCATTTTTTCTACGGAAGGAACTTCTTTGAACCTTTCAAGGACAGTTTCGTGAGATATAATATCCCTATCTGCAAGCTGAATTAGCAGGTTCTTTTCTGCTGACTCATCAGACAGGCTCATTTGATCGTAAACAACGTGTGCTGGCTTTCTAAAGCCCATAGCTTTACGAACTAGCTCAAGTTCTCTTTCCCAGAACTTAGTTAATTGGTCACGACCATATTGCAGTCTTTCTACTAAGGTTTTCAAAGAAATGAAGTTGTTTGTAAATCCACCTCCATTATTAGCCATCCCCGTAAGTGTTGGAGGTACGCCAAGTCCAGCGTATATACTATTAAGTACAGATGTATACTTTTCTGAACCCAAAAACTTATATACTTGACTGTTAGACTCAGTATATGAAAGCTCTGGACCCCAAACTAACTCCATAGTACCACCACCAGTATTACTGGCTAATACATTTCTCAGCTTGTTGATGGCAGCTTTATTTGGAAGAATTTTGTGATCAAGATTACCCAGTGTCCACAGTCTAATATTTGATATAGCACCATCTAGGGCAGACATATCAGCTAGTCTCATTTTTTCAAGCATTACGATATCGTCAAGAATAGCATAAACCAAAGGGTTTGCCCATCTTTGCCAATCGTCTTTTTTGTAATAGAATATGGACAATCTATCTTTTTCTAGGTCTATTTTCTTTTGGCCGACCTTGATTGCTTGTTTTACATTTGGGGGTAATGTGTCTAGCACATGCGCTGGAACAGAACCTTCTTTGAAATTATCTAAGAAAGCGCCAGAATCTATTTCATAGTTTCTAACACCTAAGAACATATTGATATTACCATTCTTCATGTCAATGTTTAGAGGGTTAAAGAAATTATATCTCCAAGGTATTTGGTTGCGCTCTATCTCTGGTAATTGTACAGTAATGTCACTAGCCATAGATTTAATATATTTAGTAATGTCTGGTGTTATATTGGCATTACTTCTATAAACTATGGTCTGACCTGTTCTGTAAAGATTATTCAGGAATCTTTCTGACCTTTCTTTACCGTCAATCTTTTTAAACCACTGCTTGAAAAACTTTTCTACACTTTCATTTTCGTGTACAATGTTGATACCTTGGCAACCAAAATCACCCATTAGGTCAATAATATTGCGTATAATTCCAACCTTATCGTAGGCATCCATGCACATTTTTATAATGCGCTTCTGCTTGGTTGGGACTTGCTCTTCTGGCCTGAATGCATAGTAGTCTTGGTATGTAAACGCAGGGCGAACTGAGCGATTCGGCTCTACATCAATAAAATCCCTATGGTATCGAGAAGCTTTTGATACGCCCTCGTATGCCTCCAGCGACCCAGAGAACTCCTCAAATGCATCTTTTTTGCTCTGTTGATTGCCTTCGTCCCAAGTTATTATATGATTGTCGCTCATTGTTTCTCCAAGCAATTGGAATGGAATTGGAATACATTTATATTATACACGTTAATAGACATCTTTCATAGAATTTGTAAACCAACTTGGACCTACATACATATTTTTCTCTTTATCTTTAGATTTAGTACCTGTAGCAAAACCTCCATAAAAATTATACTCAGCTTGTTCTGGGGTTCTATCTATAATTCTAGCTGCCATGTTAGCCATAAGTAGAGATGAGTACCTATCCTTTCTTTGTTTGCCTTTCTTACCAGTTCCAACAACGGTCTCTGGAGTATCCCACTTGTCTCTACCAGAAGCGGTTTGTGTCATTTGTATCATAGCTAGCTCGTCTTTTAACTCTTCTATCTCCATTACGCACTGCTCTAGCGTGTCAAACAGTCTTCCTTTTACAGCATCTTCTGCGCTAGATATGCCAAGGCTGACAGAATCAAAGCGTGGAAACAGAAGCGCTTTATCTTCAAAGTCTTTTCTCATTCCGTGATTTGCTTCAGCAAGCCATTCGTGTTTTGCAAATTGACACATCTCTAGTATGTGTAAACCTTGCTCTCCGTCTGTATCTTTAGGCTTGTCTTCATTGATAACGGGCCAGATGGGTAGTTCGCCATCTTCTATTTTATCTTTGTCGTGCAAGCCCTCCATGACGGCAATACCACCACCTTGAGCATCCAGAGCTATATGTGCGCATGGGAATAACTTCATAAGATCTCGTATTTTTCTAACGCAATAAGAATAAAAGTCAGTTTCTTTGGAGTAACCCCTTTTGACCTTTTCTTTATGTTCGCCCCTGTTTGTTGTCCAACAGTGAACAATTCTTCTATGGCCTTTATGTATCTCTAATACAACTATACTAAAGTTGTCTACCTCAGACGCAGGGTCAATACCAAATACATATTTCTTATCTTTATCACCCATTAATTTAGCTTCAAACACAATTGGTTCTTTATCTATGTTTAATATCGCCTCATTGTTGTCGTTACCTTCATTAGCTACACAAGACTCTATCAGCGTCCTCTTGAAGAAGCCCTGAGAATCGCGCGTAAAGCAAGCGCCAAACTCCATTTGATATATACCAGCATGAACCGTTGCCTTTGATCTAGCGACCTGTGAGGCATCCATAAAGCCCTCTGGGAGTAATTCATAAGGTATACGAATAATAGAGTAGTCTTTCCAGTTGAAGTCTTTAGGAGGGTCTTCACCAAAAATATCTCTAAGTCTAGCTTGTCGTCCTTGACTTTTAATTATAGCTTTCCACTTTTTCCAATAGTCAGCGAAATGGTTAAAGTCATAATATGCAGTACCACTCAGTATAATTTGGTTGTCCTTCTTTTCTATTGCATCTTCTGTAGCCTCTTCTATTTCTATTCCAAGCTCTGCTGCTTTTTTCCTTGCAGCAATTTTCTTAACGTTCTCAATGGGATCTGAACTAACCGCAGCGAAACCAGCGACAACTGTCTCAAATATATCTCGCGGGATTGATGCAAACTCATCAGATATAATATCATTAGCACGCTGACCTCTAATTTTTTGTCCGTCTCCCAGAGGAAGACAAGTAACACGGGATTTATTAATCCGCATAACACAACGGTCCACATCTCTACGTGGTCCACTACTCGCATCGCACATACTCCTTAAAATTGGTGCATTGTTCCAAATTGTTTCCATGTACTCAAATAGCACCTTAGATTGCCTAAAAGCAGCGCCTACAACAACCACTTTTCTTTCAGGTAAGATCAAGGCTCTAATCATAGAGTATAGAGATAATATAAATGATTTACCAAATCCACGACTTGCTATAAGCATAGGGAATTTTCTATTCCACATCTCACATAGAAATAAAGCCTGTGATGGTAGTATATTAATATTAAATACATGTTTACATAAAAAAGAAAAATATTCTGGCCTTGTCATTAGCCATATTAGGCGTAAATGATAGTCTTCGTCATTTAAAGAAACCATTTGGAAAGGATTTATTAGCTCGTCTTTATTTACATCGTCAAGGTTAAGCCAAGCTTCATCTATATTTTTTAAGTTACTCATTTGTAAATTCCATCGACAAACCCGTAGTACACAGCTTCATCCGCTGTCATATACCAGTCACCGTTTCCTAGTTTTCTTTTTATGTATGATTTAGTTTTAGATAAGTTATTTTGACGTTCTTTAAAGTACTCTCCAGTTTTCTGACATCTTTCTGCATAGATTTCTACCATCTGCTGGGCAGTATACTTTTCAAAATCTGCAATGTTTTGCGCCGTTAAATAGTGTCCACTTATTTCACTACTACCCCAGTGAACCATAAAAGCAGAGTTGTCAGTTATTAAACGTCTTGTTGCGGCCTGTATAATGACAGTACCCATAGAACACAACTGGCCGTATCCTATAAAGGTAGTTTTACATTTAGAGTTTTTTATAGCATCGTATATACCCATACCAGAATACCAACAGCCGCCTACTGTCTGCATATGTATAGTGATAGGATCTCTACTTAAATTTTTTAGTATATTTATATTTTTAACAAAGTTTTGAAGCATTCTATGATCGACACCTCCAGTCTCTCCAGAATCATCAAACTCGTTTATGTATATCTCTCTATTCTTGACATCTATATTGTAAGTGTGGATTTCTCCAACGGTGTCCCGAAATGTTGTCATGGCTACTCCAGTGCATACTTTTCATTTATTCTTTTTAAAATACTAAGCACAGTCCATTTAGCGTTTTTCTTTGAGTCGCAGAATATAACATTTACATTATGATTTATTTGCATCTCCATAAGAAATCTTAACATATATTTATTTGTGACTCTAAGTTTTTTGATCTCACTATTTGGTACATCTGAACCCTCTGGAAAGTCCATTAAGTCAGTTAGTGAAAATTCTAAAACTAGAAATTTATGAGGAAATTCTTTCATCCTTTCAATTTCTGCTTCAAATCTTTTCCTGCTTATGCCTACATTGTTAGCAAGCTCTACAACGCTAGCCTTCCTTTCTATACATATCTTGTCTTCAAGTCCTTCAATGCTATAATCACCAGTGTCTAGCTTTCTATTTACCATGCCTTTACAGACATGATATTTAGTCCTAGATGCTGCAAATGTATATCCTTGTTTTTCTCTTGTGTCTTTTATGATTGTAAAAGGTCTAATTTTAGCCATTGTTTTTTCTCACTATACTTTGAAATAATGATTGATAAACGCTTTCGTGTCCTGTTACTTTTTTATGACACCAATAGCATAATGTAATACCATTATCAACATCAAATCTCAATGCAGAAGCGCTAGCCCATTTTTGTATGTGGTGTGCGTTCAAGCGTTTTTTGCTTTTACATCCGGGCATTTGACATTTAAAGTCGTCCCTTTTGTATACTTTGATTCTCCAGTCTTTGTAAACAGGGTCATTAAAATCTCTTTTTGTCATGCTAGATCGCTCATCACCATCATCTTAACAAGATCTTCAAAAGTATGCTTGGGTGTCCAACCTAGTTTTTCCTTGGCTTTTGAGCAATCACCTCTTAGGTAATCTACTTCCGCTGGCCTATAAAACTCTGGGTCCACAACAACAAGCTCTTCCCAATCGTGTATTCCAACAGAGTTAAAGGCTATGGATAAAAATTCTCTTACTGTATGAGTTTCTCCCGTACAAATCACATAGTCATCTGGCTCATCCTGTTGCAGCATCATCCACATAGCTTCGCAGTAGTCCCCAGCAAAACCCCAGTCTCTATATGCATCAAGATTTCCAAGTCTTAGTTTTGGAAATTTCAATTCTTTTGTAATGTATATTTCATCATCATTGATTGATAAGTCAGATAGTCCTTTTGGAGATATATCATTAGTCATACACCATTTAATAAAATCGCCAATCCATTTAGTAATCTTTCTAGTGACAAAATTCTCACCACGCCTTGGTCCTTCGTGGTTAAATAATATACCTGCGCTAGCGTGTAGTCCGTAACCTTCTCTGTAAAGCCTAGTCATGTAGTGTGCGGCACATTTAGATATCGCATAGGGACTTTGAGGAAGGAACTTTGTTTCTTCATTTTGGTATTTACTTTCACTGGTCATGCCAAGTTCAATGTCGTAATTTTTTCCAAACATTTCACTGCTACTTGCTTGGTAAAATCTAGTGTTTGTCATTCCAAGGTCGGCTAGCCCTTGCAAGATGTTAAGACATCCCTTACCTGTTATATCCCAAGTTAGCGCGGGTTGTTTAAATGAAACAGCAACGTGGCTTTGCGCAGCTAGGTTATATACTTCTGCGGAATCTTGGTGGTCTTTTAAAATATTTATTATAGAATGTGCGTCCGTTAGGTCTCCACTTACTATCGTTAGATTTTCATTGTCTAGAAGATGGCGTATCCTAGATTTAGTATCTACGCTAACCCTTCTGGCAACTCCCACGACTTGATATTCTTTTTCTAGAAGTAGCTCTGCCAAATGGCTTCCGTCTTGTCCGGTGATTCCAAAAATGATTGCTTTTTTCATATTCCTAAAGTTCCTTAATTTTAATTTATTTCTAAGAGAAATACAATATTATTATGTGTGCTTAAATGTCCGATGGTCTCATAAGAATCCAGAAGCTTATGATGTAATGTTTCGCTGTGTGTTAATCTATTATAAATTCATCCAATTCAAAATTTGTTACTGGTCTAGTGTGTCCGTCTGTCTGAAAAAATACTGGACCCTTCTTGGGTGTTAGAAATAATTCTTTATGAGAATCGTAGGCTAACTCTTTGTCGTGCCAGTTTGTTACTTCTATTGATTTTTCGCAAAGGTTTATGTAGTATTTTGCAGAGTCTTGCGTTGGTAATAGTATGGCATGTGCTGCCAGTGAATTTTTTACTCTATAATAATCTTCATCGTATGTTTTTAGTTCAAGCTTACCGTGTCCTGAGTTGTATAAACTCAATCCGAAATAAATTAATTTAGCATCTTCATTGATGTCTAAATCAAAAGGAAATTCATCCAATAACTCAGCATCATCCTCTAGTATTAAACATGGTAATTTATTGTTATCTATTGCTATTTGCGAAGCTTCTTTATGTCCACCGGAAACTATATTTACAGTTGCGCTACCGTCTTGCGCTGGCACTGGTACTCTTTCGTATGGAAGCCCTAGATTTGTAAGTTTTTCCTCCATATGTTCTCTTTTGCCGTTGAATGCTGGCTTTTCAGAGTTTATGTAAAATATATTTAAATCGGAACATTTACTCATTTACAAAAACCTTATTATCGCCTATATTGATTAAATTGTTTTTATTTTTCTTTAATTCTTCTTTTAGCTCCGATGTATCTAGATCCATACTTCTTGTGTATCCTATTCCAGACTTATCGCTAACTAAAAATGGAAAATCTTCTGTTTTTACAACATGTGGCTCGTTATAGTGAAAATATTTATTCAGATAACTCTCGTCGTTCCACGGTGGTTCATGTGGTATTTTTTTGTCTTCCATTTGCCAAGATCTTAGTAGTTCGCACAGTTCTATAAAATTATCTCTTTCACCACCAAAGAAAGCGCCGTAGTAGTACATTTGTGGTAACGTTGTGTCTAGTGGTACATAGGCTTTTGATTTTATGAATCTGTCAAATGGTTTTTCATCTTTCATCCAACACCTATTCCCAAAATGCTCGCCACCCACAAGCCTTCCTTTTAGTACAGACATGTCAAAAGCTTGATTTACACTTGTATCTGCATCTAGATAAAAAATATAATCAACATCTTTATCTTTTAGCTTCATTATGTTTTTAAATTTAGAGTTTGTGCCTTCAACCCAGTTTGCGTGTTGGTCATGGTAGTACTCTATGTCTATTTCGTCTTGAACATAGTCACTTGGGTCTGTATCAGAAAAAAAGAAGAACTTTATTTGGTCTTCACCGTTGTAAAAGTGATTAAACCTTTTAATAAACTTTATTCCTAACACAAAGTATGAATTTGTGGCTACTATTGCTATTCCTATTTTTTGCATTAGTCCTTCACCGTGTCTGGGGTTAAAAACGGTTGGTCAACGGAATCGTCAGTGTATTTATGGAAAACAGACAGCCTTTCTTTTTCTTTTTCCATTGACATCCTCATTTTTTCCATCATCAATCCGTATTCTCTTGTTAGCTCTGGGTTTGTAGCTAAATGTGCAAGCCAGCTTGTGAAATTATGCTTGCTGTCCTCTAGTCTTTTGACTCTTTGCTCTCTTGTTGCCTTCATCTCTTTGAGCATAGAGTTTTTCTTTGTTTGTAGCTCTCTGTAATCTTTATTTAGAGACTCCTGAGAGGCTTTGTAAGAGGCCACTTGCCTTTCCATGTTGAATATCGCGTCGGCATCTTGAGCCTCTCTAGAGTGCGATCTCTCAGCCTCTAGCATAGCTTCCAGTCTTGATATCTCTTGTATGTTTGTCTTGTTGCCCTCAAGAGATCTATTCATCAACAATTCTAGTTTAATAAGGTCAACAACTTGCATTTCTTCCGTAGGTGTAACGTCATCTTTGAATTGAGACACAACCCTAGACCAGTGATACTTAAACAACTGCAATTCTTCATCTGTAAATTGTTTTTTAAGCTCATTCCAGTATGGACGTATTGTTAATTCGTATTCTGCTTGTCGTTCTGGATCGTGCGCGTCTAGCCACGAAGGGTTTTTAAAATCACCACTAACAACTTTACGACGAATGAACTCAAGGACACTATCTGAGTCCCTGTTTAGCTCTTTTGCTATTTTTTCGTGTCCAGCTTCTAGATTTTCTTTTATGTAAGACTCTTCTTTTTTAGAGATCCTACCTTTCTTCAACGTATCCATAGTTTTCTAGGATCTCCTGTATTTTGTCCACTATTTCTTCTCGTCTAGACTTTGCAATATATACATCGTTTTGCATTTTAAGATAGTCTAGCCTCATGGAAGCTGGTAATTCCTTGTCCACTATATCAAATATTTGTTCTTTATCTATTTGGTCAAGCCAGTTGAGTCTTACGTCAATCCAGTGCTGTATGCTGTTATCATTGTCAAGCTGGGCAGGCTGGTAAACCTTTGCCCTGTTTTCATCACTGCAAGCCACAAAATGATTGTCCCTGACAAAGTTTTTTAGCCTGTTGCTCAAGTTAGCCGCCAAAAAGTTCTCAAGAGGCCGCTCTTCATCGTATCTCTCAAGAGCCTCTATGCAAATAATGGTAGCCTCCTGTACCATATCTCTTGAATCATAGCCATAGAAGGTATATTTGGGAGCAGAGCGCTCGCATACTTTGCGTATAACCTCTGTAACCTCTTTTTCTGACATATTAGATGGTATTTTCATTTTGCCCCCATTAGTAAAGGTCGCCAGTTCTTTCCGTCGTATCCTTCAAAGCATTTCTTCTTCTTGTTGAACCTTATCATGCCTTGGGTGGGTTTTTTGGTATTTTTTAAGAGGAGGGACCATAGCTCTTGTTGGTCGATGGACTGGATTGTACCATTTAGACGGCCAAGCAGCGTGTGGTCTTGTAGCTCGACAGGAGAGGGGCAACCGGGGACTTCAGTAGCCAATATAGTATTAGGTGTAGAGAATAGGTCTCTATAGTCTTTTGGTATATATGTTTTTAAGAATAGTTTTTTGTCTTCAGTAAATCTCATATACTTATATATGGGTCCATCTATAGAAGATAGTGGAGTAATTCTATTTAGACAGGGTGTGTCATCAACCGTTTGTATACAGCCAATACCGCGCTCTATTTCAAGCTCGTTGTCTGGTTGGCGAATTATGTCTTTGTATTCAGTTAGTTCGTAGAAGAATAGCTCATCTTCTTGAAAATTTGTAAGAATACAATTATCGGCTAGATGTTGAGCTACTCCCTGTACGGGGCAAGGCACGTCTTTAAGAGCGGCAGCTTCAGATAGCCGCATGGTGTCTTTGCTGTAAGTGGCGCAGCAGAAGTAGTTATTTCTCGTCTTCGGGCTGTTTGTCATCCAATAGTTCCTGTAGGGGCTTGTCTTCCTTCTTAATTTCCTCGCATGTCTCTTTTTCAAGTGCGGCAGTTGCTTTGCAACTAAGTTTGCAGCCGCATGTTTTTGTGACTTTACTCATTTCAATTCCTATGTGAATGGTATCTGTTTACATATATAATATACACAAAGACGGCTTTTTACATAAAAATCTTGAAATTTGGGCTACAAAAGGGTATTATTGGTAAATAAATGTGTCTACGGATACTTAGAATTGATAATTAGTATATAACGCTGTCACGCAAAAAATCTGTCCTGTTCGTGGCGCTTGGACGGTAGAAATACCAGATATAAAAAATTATTAAGGATGGTTAGGAGTTGGACTCAGGTGTTACCCGCGCCTGATACATTTGGCAGACGAACGGTTTTAGTAATAAAAAATTAAGTAAGAATTTATTTAATTGTGAGTTGATGGCTCTCACCCGAACCCCAAAGCAAGCGTCTGGTTGGTGGCTCACTAATAAGTATCTAATATCCTGTCCGGTACTTGCTTGGTAGGATAAAAGCTAGGGGTTTATAAATACAGGAAATAATAATGGTTCAATCGCCTTGTACAAGACATTGCGGAGCAGTAGACGGGGTTTGTCATGGATGTGGCAGAACTATTCGTGAAATACGTATATGGAGCAAATGCGATGACAAAGAAAAGCAGCAAATCGTCACCGAAAGTAGTTTACGACTCAAACGTGTGCAAGCACTGCGGGACGAAGATATTTCTAATGATAAGCAAAACTAAATATAAATGCATCTTGTGTCGCGCCGTGAAAACTGATAGGGGCAAGTGATCCGAAAGGATTGGGTAATACATATACTTATATATGGATGATTATGTATAAACCACCCCCACAAAAAACACAAACATCACGGGCAAAAATCCACAAGATAAAACACCACCCCCCTCGATGAACGTAAGTACTTACGCAGCAACAACTTACGTCGATATATAAAAACTTTGCAAAAACTTCTAGAATAACTGCACAAAGCTATTGACAAATGCCGATAAGTATGTATAATGGGAGACATAACAAACACAACACTAACTAAGGTAAACAACATGATTCAAATGAAC